AAACCAATCTACGTGTTGGCACTGCCGACAACGATATCAACGCCTTGAAGAACAACGGCTCTATCCCACAAGGGTACTGCATCAATCACTTCTTGACTGATACCAATGCATGGTTCCTGATGACCGATGTGCCTAACGGCCTGAAGCATTTTGAACGTGCAGCGTTGGCAAATTCCATGGATGGAGACTTCGATACCGGAAACGTGCGTTACAAGAGCCGCGAAAGGTACAGCTTTGGATGGAGTGACCCGCTCGGAATTTTTGGATCGCCGGGGGCTAGTTGACATCAAGGGGATTAGCAACTACAATAGGTTTATGACCTATACAGAATGCAAAATCCCCGAATGTGGCAACCCAGTTTTTGCTGGCGGGTTGTGCCGTAAACACTATGACAGGGAGAGGCTAGAAATGGCTTCTCCCTGTTCTTTTTTGGGCTGCACAGCTAAAGCTTTTCGAGGTACTTTGTGTACAGCACACTACAGAATAAAGCTACTAGAAGGTAAGCCGCTATGCGTAGTACCTAATTGCGGCGCACATCAAAAAAACTTAACCTCTGGCTTTTGCGAAAAACACGAGTTTCGTGCGCGAAGACATGGCAGCATAGAGCAGACTCGACCCGCAGATTGGGGGTCTCGGGAACAACATCCACTGTACCAAACGTATCATGCGGCCCGTAGAAATACAGTTGCGGGGATGGTGGATGAATGGAGAGCAAGCTTTTGGAGGTTTGTAGAGATAGTTGGTGTTCGCCCTACGGGGCACTCTATGCGTAGATTGGATACGACCAAACCAATAGGCCCGGAAAACTGGTATTGGAAAGAACCAATAGCTAATGACGACCCGGCCAAATACCAACGAGTGTGGCGGGCCAACAATCCAGAACGCGCAAAGACACATAATTTACGGAAAAGCTACGGCATTGACTTGGAACAATACCAAGCAATGGGAGAATCACAAGGTTGGAACTGCGCTATTTGTGGTGAAAAAGAAACAACTAAAGACAAAGATGGTGGCCCACGCATGATGCCGGTAGACCATGATCACGCAACCGGGAAGGTAAGGGCGCTGCTATGTACTCAGTGCAATCGGGGATTAGGCATGTTTAGCGACAACGTTGAAAAGTTAGAAGCCGCAGCAACCTACCTAAAAAAATTTGCACCCCCCAAAAAAGTGTGATATATTCCAGCTACTCCGGGCTTTCCGGTGCATTAGACAGCCCCGGCTGACGACATACAGACTAATGCGCCTAACTTGTATGTAAGGAAAAATCATGGCTAAAACCACGTTTAACGGCCCGGTAACATCCCAAAATGGCTTTGTTGATGGGCATCAAGTTGCCGCTGCTAATGCAATCAATGCCACTGCCACTGCCACAGCAGCACAGGTAGTTGCTGGGTACATCACCTCAACCTCCGCAGCCGCAACAGCTATTACGCTACCCACAGGCACACTTCTTGGCGCAGCATTGGGTGCAACTCAAGGCACTGTGCTTGACCTGTACATTGACAACACCGCAGGCGCATCAACTGTGACTATCGTCGTTGCTGTAAACGGTATTTTGTCCACCGCCGCCGCTGACACTGCCGGTTCATTTGGTGACCTGACTATTGCTTCTGGTGTCACGGGCTTGGCCCGGTTTACCATCATGTTCTCCAGCGCAACAGCCTACGTGTTTACACGCACAGCTTAATCTTCGGGGGCAACCCCACAACTGGAGATTGACTATGATGCAAACAGACGTACTAGCGGTTCATAAAGAGACCACAGGCACAGTGGTGTCGGGGCGCAATAGGGTTAAAGGTCTTATTGTTACCCCCGGTGGCACTGCTGGAGACATTATTCTGAAAGATGGTGGCTCCGGTGGCACTACTCGGCTTCAGTTTAATTTGTCTACCAATCAGTCTGCGTTCTCTTTCACAGTGCCGGGTGAGGGTGTTTTGTTTCTAACAGACATACATGTAACCCTGCCAGCATCGTCCAAACTAACGGTGTTCTATGGCTAAGAAGAAAGGCCCGGTTCTCTCTGTTGGTCGGGGCGAGAAGCTACCGATTTCTCAGGGGGCGGGTCTGACCGCCAAGGGGCAAAGCTGTGCCGTATAAAGACCAAGAGACTCGCCGAGTAAAAGCGCGTGAATACACCGCTATTTACAGGGCAAGAATAAAACAAAGCAAGGCGTTGCTACCTGCCGACAATAGGTGCTGTGCGCTATGTGGCATTGGCATTTCGACTAAACGCAAAGGCGCAAAGTTTTGTAGTCGTGAACATAAACGGATGACATCTGATTCGCAATGCAATCCCGCTGCTGAGTACCAAAAAAACAGAGTGGCGCGTAGGGCGCAAGCATTGGTTGCGTATTATGCAAACCACGCAAAATCCAAAGAACGGCTACGTGCCTACCAAAAAGCTAACCCTGCCGAATATGCCTCCGCTGCAGCCGCGCACCGAGCGGCTAAACTGCAACGGACACCCGTGTGGCTTACGGATTTTGATAAGTTAAAAATTAAATGCCTGTACTCTGTGGCTGCAATGTTGACCCGTGAAAATAAAGAACCTTGGCACGTTGACCATGTACTTCCGTTACAGGGTAAATTGATTTCCGGTTTGCATGTGCCTAGCAATATGAGGGTATTGCGGGGCAAGGAAAATATTTCAAAACATAACAAGTTTGAGGTTGTTTAATGGCGAATGCAATCCCAAAAACTACCAAAGGAAAAGGTCGTAATTACCTTAGCACAAAAGAAGGCGCGGGTATGACTGCTGCTGGCCGAAAAGCATACAATGCAAAAACCGGCAGCAACCTCAAGGCTCCCCAGCCCCAAGGTGGCGCACGCAAGGATTCATTTTGCTCTCGCATGACAGGTATGCCGGGGCCAATGAAAGACGAAAAAGGCAAACCAACCCGCAAAGCAGCGGCTCTTGCAAGATGGAAATGTTAGGAGAATATTATGGGCAGACTTAATAAACCTGAAATCCCCGGATACAGGTATCGTTCTCCGGGGCAGACTAATGCTAGAGACCTCATGCCAAACTTGCGTGAGGATGTGCTTGAGTCCCAGAATGCAGATGCAGAACGTATTCGTCGCGGGCTAAATACTGCTGAGACCCGCTCACAAAATCGAAAGCAGGTGCAAGAGGCAGGAGGTCGTGCTACTGTGCGTTCCGCAGGTCGTGCTGGACTTGCTGGGTTAGCTGGGGAAGTTGGGTATGGCTTGGGCCGCGAGATTGATGAGCGCACTGGCGCAGGCAAAAAGATGGTTGAAGGTTCTGAAAGACTTAAATCTATTGCCGATAAGATGGGCGATAGCGACAGAGTAAAACTGTCCGAAGATTCTAAGAACCGCATTGCGGATATGCAAAATGACCAAGCAATGCGGGAAGTTGATGCAGAGAAAGAAACAAAAAAATACGCCAAAGGTGGCTACGTCAAGTCAGCAGACGGCATAGCCCAGCGTGGCAAAACTAAAGGTCGGATGTGTTAAATGCCAAGCTCCAGCAAAAAGCAGCACAACTTCATGGAGGCAATAGCCCACAATCCGGGCTTTGCCAAGAAGGTAGGTATCCCACAGTCCGTGGGCAAGGATTTCTCTAACGCCGACAAAGGCAAATCTTTCTCAAAAGGTGGTGATATGGCTACGAAAATGAACTCCGGTTTCATGGCAATGATTGCCAAGAAAAAAGAAGGCAAGCACAAGATGCCTGATGGCAAGATGATGAAAGACTCTGCCATGAAGAAGATGGCAACCGGCGGGTTTGTTCGTCAGGCTGACGGGGTTGCTTCCAAAGGCAAAACCAAAGCCAAGCAAATCAAAATGAAAAGCGGCGGCATGGCTTGCTAGGAGAACGACATGAAGATGCGTAAATTTGCAGATGAAGGTATTGAAGAAGGCGAAAATCCAAATATCGACAAGGAAACCCGCGCTAGGGCGCTGAATTTTGTTGCGCGTCAAAATCCGATAGATCGTATGGCGCGACTTGCGGACGAAAGTGTGGACAGTAGCCGAGTGTTGGAAACGCCAACGGAAACCCCCGCATCGCGTTCTATGACCTCAACAGCCCCGGTAGCAGCAAGGCCTGTAGCAGCAGCGCCAAAAGCTAAACCTGCAATAGTCACCCTGCAACAATTAAATGCGTTTAAAACAAAGTATGGCGCTGACAAAGATTTAACAGACTACATGAATGCTCAAGCAGGAGGGCTGAAACGTAGAAATAAAGTTAACCCTGACATGGGGGCTACATCAGACAAAGCCTTTTTAGATTTTGTTAAAAATAGGAACAAACCGACACCGGTTGCTGTCCCTGCTGATGTTCCTGTTGCACGCTCAGAAGTAAAAAATACGTCAAACGATTTAAGAGCCAAAGGCCAAGCACAACAAGCTAGAGGTGCAGGACTGCGCGGTGAAACAGATGCTGTTCTTGGGGAAAATGCACAGAAACTAAAAGCAGATTTTAAAAAATCACTAGGTGTTAAAGACTTTTTGGAATCATCTAACTATGCCAAAGGTGGCGTAGTCTCGGCATCCCGCCGTGGTGATGGCATAGCTCAACGGGGTAAGACCCGTGGACGGATGTGCTAAATGAACCCTGTGCATGGACAGCAATTGAGGGATGTGTCTTGAGAGCCTCACGTGGCATGGGGGCCATTGACCCCAGCAAGATGCCCACTGGCAAACGCAAGAAGCGCCGTGACAACACGGATTTCACGCAGTACAAAGAGGGTGGGGAAGTCAAATCCAAGGTCAATGAAGCTGGCAACTACACCAAGCCTGACCTGCGTAAACAGATTTTCAACAGCGTCAAGGCTGCGGCAATTGTAGGCACGGGCGCAGGGCAATGGAGCGCGAGAAAAGCGCAAGTTATGGCCAAACGGTATAAAGCCGCTGGTGGGGGCTATCGTGATTAGACAGACGCATGATTATCGGTGTCTTGTTTATGATAGTGGGCCATGTGATTGTGGTTTAGAAAAATTGCAGAACGGTGTTACCCTAGAAATGCTCCAGCAAGTGGTCATAGACCTGTCCCGGCCAAGTACGATAGACGAAGAAATTGACGAAGAACTTTTTGATAAAGAAATGGCTAAAGATTGAAAGCTCCGCAGCAATCCCTGAAAGATTGGACAGCCCAAAAATGGAAAACAAAATCTGGTAAACCGTCTTCTAAAACTGGTGAAAGATATCTACCGGAAGCTGCGATTAAAGCTCTCAGCCCTGCTGAGTACGCCGCGACAACCAAAGCCAAAAGAGCAGGTAAAGCCAGTGGAAAACAATTTGTAGCACAGCCTAAAACGATTGCCAAGAAAACAGCAGGATTTAGATAATGACTACATCAGGCGTAGCCACCTTTGACATGGACTTGAGTGAAGTCATAGAAGACGCATTTGAACGTGCGGGTTCTGAGCTTCGCTCTGGCTATGACATGCGTACCGCACGGCGATCCCTGAATATCATGTTTGCAGATTGGGCCAACCGGGGCATCAACATGTGGACGATTGAGCAGGGGTCGTTCACCCTGACTCAGGGTTTAAACACCTATGCGCTACCCACAGACACCGTGGATTTGCTTGAGCATGTCATCCGCACCGATGCCAACTCGACCTCTAACCAAGCAGACCTGACCATCACCCGCATCAGCGTCAGCACCTACGCTACGCTACCCAACAAGTTGCAGCAAGCGCGGCCCATCCAAGTCATGGTGCAGCGTAACTCAGGGCAGACATCAGCCACAACGCTGACCTTGAATGGAGCCGTGACCGCAACAGCCACCACCATCACCCTGAGTTCAGTCATAGGACTAGCTGCTGCCGGGTACATCAAGGTGGACAACGAGATCATCTACTACGGCTACATCGTGGGCAACGTCCTGACAGCTTGCTCCAGAGGACAGGCTAACACCACCGCAGCAACGCACACAAGCACCACAGCGGTCTACGTATCAAATCCCCCAGCAGTGACCGTGTGGCCCACACCTGATGGCTCCCAGACCTATACCTTCGTGTACTGGCGGCTGCGTAGGAACCAGAACGCTGGGGATGGCTCTGACACAATGGATGTGCCGTTCAGGTTTATACCTTGCGTAGCAGCAGGGCTGGCTTACTACTTGGCCCTAAAGCTGCCCAACGGCATGGAGCGTTTACAAGTATTGAAGATGCAATATGATGAAGCGTGGCAGTTGGCACAAGATGAAGACCGGGAGAAAGCAGCGGTGCGATTCGTGCCCCGGCAGATGTTCCTGAGCTAATTATGGGCAATAGGTTTGCATCAGGTAAGAATTCAATAGCGGAATGTGACCGTTGTGGTTTCCGTTACAAGCTGAAGGAACTGAAGAAGGAAGTTGTTAAGACTAAAACCTACAACTTGCTGGTGTGCCCAACCTGCTGGACACCGGATCAGCCTCAGTTGCAGTTGGGGATGTACCCGGTAGATGACCCACAGGCAGTGCGGGAGCCGCGCAGGGACTTGAGTTATACGGTTTCTGGCTTGCTGGTAGACGGGTATCCGGGCGAGGGAAGCAGGATATTTCAGTGGAACTGGAACCCGGTAGGCGGGTCTAGAGCAAACGATGATGGGCTGACACCCAACTATTTGGTGGCAGAATTAGAACTTGGTTCAGTTACAGTAAATTAGGAGCTTATATGGATAAGGCAGATATGAAACAGGACAAGAAGATGGTGGCTGGCATGGTGAATAAGCATGAAAAAGGTATGCATCCCGGCAAACCCATGACCAAGTTTGCCAAAGGCGGCAAGACCGACATGGACATGATGAAGTACGGTCGTGGCATGGCTAAAGTGATGAACCAGAAATCTGGTCGCGGAGGTTAAGATGATCAACAACAAACAAGCAGCGGCTTACGCCAAGCCCCACACCATGTCGGGTAAAGCCGTCACGGTCGAGGCCAACCCCGGCAAGGGCAAGGACATGAGCGTGTTGAACAATGCCCGTGCTTCGATTGGAAGCATCACCAGCCAAGAGCAACCCGGTGTGAAAACATCTGGGCTTGTGACTCGCGGCAACGGTGCAGCCACTAAAGGCATCACCGCAAGAGGCCCGATGGCATGAACTACGCTGCGTTGGTTTCTGCCGTTGCCTCCTACACGGAGAACACTTTTCCTACTGTGGACATGAATTTGTTTATCACACAGGCAGAGAAGCGTATATACAACACCGTACAGATTCCATCCCTACGCAAGAATGTAACTGGCGTCACCACCGCAAGTAACAAGTATTTGCAATGCCCCCTTGATTTTCTATCCACATTCTCCTTGGCAGTAATAGACCCAACTACGGGTGCGTACACATTTCTACTAAACAAGGATGTAAACTTTATCAGGGAAGCGTACCCCAAGCCAACATCTACAGGAACGCCCAAGCATTACGCCATATTTGGCCCTCGTTCAGACAACGAAACAGAACTCACCTTTATTCTTGGCCCTACACCCAACGCTGCCTATAGTACGGAACTCCACTACTTCTACTACCCAGAGTCCATCGTCACGGCTTCAAACACATGGCTCGGTGATAACTACGATCCCGCACTCCTGTATGGGACATTGGTTGAAGCCTACACCTACATGAAGGGTGAGACGGACATGATTGGCTTGTATGATGGCAAGTACAAAGAAGCAATGGGCCAACTCAAGCGTCTGGGTGATGGACTTGAGAGGCAAGACGCATACCGCAGTGGGCAAGCTAGGGTTCCCGTCACATGAGCATCTCCCAAACCCTGACCACATCTTTCAAGCAGCAACTGCTTAAAGCGGTACATGACTTTGACACGGACACCTTCTATATGGCGCTGTACACAGCCAATGCCGATATAGGGGCAGCTACCACCGTTTACACAGCGACCGGGGAGATTACAGGCACAGGCTACACCGCAGGGGGTCAGGTGATGACAGGCATCTCGGTCAGTGTTACAGATACCACAGCCTTTGTAAACTTCAGCAATGTGGTCTGGACAACAGGTGCGTTTACAGCACGGGGTGCGCTGATTTACAATTTAACCAAGAGCAACAAATCGGTGGCAGTATTGGACTTTGGCGCTGACAAAACCACCACCTCATCGTTCACCGTTGTAATGCCAACCAACTCATCCACCACCTCATTGATAAGGCTACCATGACTACCGAAAAACTCAAAGCTACTGACACTGTTTCTAGTGGTCTGACATGCAACTTAAAAACTGGTGAGGACGCACAAGCCACTGGCATGTTTGAGATCAAGTGCCATGACAAAGACGGTAACTTGAAATGGGAAGCGCAGTCCAAGAATCTGGTAGTCAATGTCGGGCTTCAGTACATGGCGGGTTCGGCCTTGACTTCAGTCACGCAAATTACCACTTGGTATCTTGGTTTGTATGGTGCTGGGGCAAGTAACACCCCTGCGGCAGCAGATACGATGTCTTCCCACGCTGGCTGGACAGAGGTTGTGGCGTACAGCAATGCAACCCGTGTAGCTGCTACGTTTGCAACAGCAACCACTGCCAACCCATCTGTAGTGACTAACACAGCTTCTCCTGCTACGTTTAACATCAACGGCACAACGACTGTGGGCGGGGCTTTCCTGACCAGCGGCAGTGCCAAGAGTGGTACGGCAGGCACACTGTTCTCTGCGGCTGACTTTGGCTCACCCGGTGATCGCTCTGTGGTGAACAGTGATACGCTGTCTGTGACTTACACATTTAGCTTGGCGGGGTAATATGTCAACGTGGGGTTCTGGCGCATGGGGTGATGGCGGCTGGGGCTTCACGGCTTTCTCAAGCACGATTGATGAGACCGCAACAGGCACGGACTCTGTAGCGGCGGCAAACGGTGTTGGGGTTTCGGTCAGTGAGACTGCTACGGGATCGGATGCTGTATCAAGTTTGGTACAGGTCAATGCGGTAGTCAGCGAGACAAGTACGGGTACAGACGCAATAAACGCAACGGCGACATTTGGGTCTTCGGTCAGTGAAACGGGTACGGGTAGTGATGCCGTAACAGCATTGCTCACGATGAGTTCCTCGGTTAGTGAGACTGCTACGGGGTCTGATGTAGATGCGGCGTTTGCCATCTTCTTGGGTCAGATCACAGAAACAGCGACAGGTACAGATGCGGTAACTTCGTCTTTTTCGTTCTCGGGCACTATCAATGAGTCGGCTACCGGGACGGATGCGGTATTAAGTAGTTTGTCTATTGGGGCGGTTGTCAGTGAGACAGCCATCGGGTCTGATGTTGTTGGTGCTAGTGCTGCGTTTAAAGGTGTGGTTACAGAGACAGCAACGGGTACTGATGTAGATACGGCAGCGGCGGCGTTTATAGCATCTCTTAACGAGTTGGCAACCGGAACAGATTTAATTACAGCACTACCATTCTGGGAAGTAATAGACGACACACAGAATGCAAACTGGCAGGGTATTGGCAACACGCAAACAGCAAACTGGCAGAATATTGGCAACACGCAAACAGCAGCTTGGGCTGATGTGACAACGAATTAGGGGAATTTAATGGCAACAGCAGCAACATCACTTCTTGGTTTGGCACTCCCGGTCACCGGAGAGCTATCTGGCACATGGGGCGATACAGTCAATGTGTCCATAACCGCTCTGCTAGATACAGCCGTTGCCGGGACAACCACTCTGAGCGCTGACTCAGACGTTACCCTTACCACCACAACCCTTGCAGCAAACCAAGCTCGACAGGCAATTATCCTGTGGACAGCAGGCGGTACAGTTACGCGCACGATCACCGTCCCGGCGCAGAGTAAATCCTACATCGTCATTAACAAAACCAGCAGTTCCCAGAGCATCAAGATTATCGGGGTTGGCCCCACCACAGGTGTGACCATTGTTGCTGGCACAGCAGCCTTTGTAGTCTGGAACGGCGTTGATTTTGTAACAGCATCAGTGACCTCAACCACGGGTGTTCTTCCCGTAGCCAACGGCGGCACAGGCTTGTCATCAGGCACATCCGGTGGTGTTCTAGCCTACACAGCTACGGGCACATTGGCATCATCCACTGCACTTGCAGCAAGCGCATTGGTTATTGGCGGCGGGGCTGGTGCGGCTCCAAGCACCACAACCACAGGTACAGGGGTAGTCACGGCCCTTGGCGTCAATACGGGCACTGCCGGGGCGTTTGTCGTCAACGGCGGGGCACTCGGCACACCCAGCAGCGGCACAGCAACAAACTTAACAGGCTTGCCATTAACCACGGGCGTCACAGGCACATTGCCCACCGCCAACGGTGGTACAAACCTAACATCATTCACATCAGGCGGTGTGGTTTACGCATCTAGTTCTAGTGCATTGGCTACTGGGTCTGCGCTGACGTTTGATGGGACTAATTTAGGCTTGGGAGTTACTCCTAGTGCTTGGGGAAGTGGTCAAAGAGCATTGCAAACTCCTGCTGGTGCTATTTGGAACTTTAACAACGTCAACATGACGATTGTGCAAAACGTCTTTCATGACGGCACAGAAAAGTACGTTAATAATGGTTTTGCATCGGCATACAACCAAAATACCGGTCGGCATGTTTGGAGCGTAGCCCCCTCCGGCACAGCAGGAGACGCTATTAGCTTTACTCAGGCGATGACTCTGGATGCGAGTGGGAATTTGCTGGTGGGGACTACAACTACAAATAATATGTCTGGAACGAAAGTTCAAACATTAGGTAGTAGTGGTATTGTTGATGCTAGTTCTGCAAGTGTTGCTCAAAATGGAACTCTTACACTTACGGCAAATTCAGGCGGGGGTTCTTTTACTGGATTTTTATCTGTTTCAAATGTTTTCGTGGCTAATGCAGCAAGTAGAACACAAGCTCTTTATGCAATTATGGGTCGTGGTACAAATTTTACTGCAACTCAACTTGCTACGGCTGATGGCACTACAAGTGGAGCGTCTTTTACTGTTACTTGCGTAAGCAATGGCGTTATAACAGTAACAAATACTTATGCAGGAAATACACAAATCAATATGACTTACACGGGCCACAACGGTGGTTAATTTTTAATAAACTGAAAGGTAAATTATGACTACTATCACTTGGAGCATCTCAGCAATGAATTGCTCAACAACTGAGCAAAACCCTGACACAGTAATCGTGTGCCACTGGACTTGCGCTGGCACAGATGGCACTTACAACGCTTCCATTTACTCCACTTGCTCAGTGCCATCACCTACTGGCACGTTCACTCCTTACGCCTCACTGACTCAAGAGCAAGTATTGGGTTGGTGCTATGCCAACGGAGTAGACAAGACCGCAACTGAAGCGGCTGTAGAGGCTCAACTGCAAGCGCAGATTAACCCGCCTGTGGTGACTCCTCCACTGCCATGGGCTACGCCTGCGGCATAATCATAAAAGGGCAAACCGCTGGCCCTAACAGCGGCAATTACACGGAGAGTATTTCATGCAAAAAATTGCACTTTCAACTGAGCTGGTCAACGCAATCCTGCAATATTTGGGCAATCAGCCCTTTGTTCATGTAACGCAATTGATCAACGGCATCCAGCAAGAGGCGCAAGCCCAAGCTGCCCCCGCAGCTCCTGAAGCGCCTGCTGCTGAATAAACTCTAACTTGGGACAAATTGCCGGTGGAACCGATTCACGAACTTGCCACTGAAACCGACAAGCGCTTGAGCGTTCATGAGGCAATTTGTCAACAAAGATACGAGAGCATTCAGGCCCGATTTGACGACGGTTCCAAGCGCATGACCAAGATCGAGTACTTGCTGTACATCCTGATCGCGGTGGTGCTGCTTGGTCCCGGCGTTGCAGCCGAGTTTGTCAAAAAACTACTGGGGATCTAAATGAGCGAGGAAAAAATTCAGAACATGGAGGCCAAGGGTCAACTCATTGAGAAGATCACTTTTGCTCTTCTGCCTCTGCTTTTTTCTTGCGTTGTTTACCTGATGAGTGCCTTGTCCAACTTGGCGCATGAGGTCACCATCCTCAACAGCAAAATTTCGCTGGTGGTTACCTCGGACAACAGGCAGGCAACAAATTCTGGAGCCGAACTGGCTCGTGAGAAGTTGCGACAAGACCTTGAAAAAGAGATTCAAAAGAACCGTGACGACATCATGCACAACAGGCAAGACATTGCCGTGATCAACACCAAGCTGGAGAAGAAATAATGCTAACCCTACTCTCAACCCTGATCAGTTTTCTGGCTGGTGGTTTGCCCAAACTGCTTGGATTTTTTCAGGACAGGGCAGATAAGAAGCATGAGATGGCAATGGCTCAACTCCAGATTGAGCGTGAGCTTGAGCTACGCAAAGCTGGCTTTGAAGCCCAGCAGCGGGTGGAGGAGATCAAGGTCGAAGGTCAGGCCATCGAAGCCGAGGCATCAGAACGGGCTGCACTCTACGCGCATGACATAGCCATAGGACAGGGGGCATCACAGTGGATGGTCAACCTGCGCTCCGGTGTTAGGCCGGTGCTGACCTACGGTTTCTTCCTGTTGTTTGCCTTTGTGGAAATCGGCGGGTTTGTCTACGCTTGGCATCGTGATATTGCCTTTGATGTGCTGATTGCCAAGCTGTGGGACGCCGACACCCAGATCATCTTTGCAAGCATCATCAGTTTCCATTTCGGTGGCAGAGCGTTTAAAGGTGGCAAAGATTGAAAGTCTCCGACCGTTGCAAGGAGATGATTAAGCACCATGAAGGCGTGCGATTTAAGCCATACCGCTGCCCAGCGCGGCTCTGGACTGTAGGAGTAGGCCATGTTTTATACCCCGATCAAGGTCGTTTACCACTGGATCAGAGGGACGCTTTCCCGTTGGAGCCGCATGACAACCGTACTTTTTCAAAAGACGAAGTAGATGGAACCCTTGCTTTTGATCTCCAGCGATTTGAGGTTGGGGTCGCCAGACTTTTTCCTGTGGTGCTTACCGCAGGTCAAAACGATGCTCTTGTCAGCTTTGCTTTTAATTTGGGTTTGGGGGGCGTACAGCGAAGCACCCTCCGTCAGAAGATGCTTCGGGGCGAGATCGAAGAAGCTGCCGACGAGTTCTTGAAATTTACGAGGGGCGGGGGTAAAATTCTGCCGGGGTTGGTCAAGCGCCGCAATGACGAACGTGCCCTATTCCTGTCTTAGGATGAAAAATGCCGTTACAGAAAATTCAACTCAAGCCGGGTGTAAACAGGGAGAACACCAGATACACCAATGAAGGCGGCTACTATGAGTCGGATAACGTCCGGTTTCGGCAAGGCACGCCTGAAAAGATAGGCGGCTGGCTACGCATCTCTGCCAACATATTTGTAGGCGTCTGTCGCTCCCTGTGGAACTGGGTCACGCTGGGTTACCAAAACCTTATTGGGGTCGGCACAAACCTCAAGTTCTACATATCCAATGGCGGCTATTACTACGACATCACGCCCACGCAGACCGTCCACACACTAACCAATCCGTTTACCACAGTTAGCGGCTCTGCCACAGTCACAGTCACGGACGCCACTGGCGGCTACATCAACAACGGCTATGTGACGTTTACAGGCAGCACGGCGGTGGGTGGCCTGACCATACTGGGAGAGTTTCAGATAACGTATTCTGCCGGTTCAAGCTACACCATCACGTTTACATCTGCTGCAACGTCCACAGCTTCTGGCGGCGGGACAGTCTATGCTGTGTACCAAGTCAACCCCGGCCCAAGCTACGCCGCGCCCTTGTCTGGATGGGGTTCTGGTGCATGGAGTTCTGGGTCTTGGGGAAACAGTGCAGCCTCTGCGGAGTCGCTAAGGATTTGGAACCAATTCAACTTTGGTGAAGACCTGTTGTATGGCCCAAGGGGTGGGCCTCTGTACTACTGGGACGCCTCCATTGGCTACGTAGCACCCACGGTGACCATGACAATTGCCAACCCCTGCGTTGTCACCACCACACTGAATCTGCCTGATCTGACCCCAATTGTTTTTGAGACTTCTGGTGCATTACCCACAGGTCTGCTGGTAGGCACAATCTACTACACCCGGTATGTATCGGCTACCACTTTCAACCTGTCGCTAACCCCCGCAGGGGCGCTCATTATCTCCTCAGTCAGTCAGTCCGGTACACACAAGATATCTCAAAGAGGTGTTTTGTTATCTGCGTTGGCAACAGCAAGCAGCGTTCCGCTAAGTCAAATCTTCTTTCTTATCTCTGACGCCAGCCGGTTTGTCATTTGCTTTGGAACCAACGACTACGGTTCTTCCACAGTCAATCCGATGCTGGTTCGGTGGTCAGACCAAGAAGACCCCACCATGTGGACGCCGGCCATCACCAATCAGTCTGGCAGTATCGGTCTGTCCCACGGCTCCACCATTGTCACTGCAATACAGAGCAAGCAAGAGATTGTGATCTTTACAGATTCTGCGCTGTATTCACTCCAGTACCTTGGCCCACCCTATGTTTGGGGGTCACAGCTTCTTGCGGACAACACCTCTATTTGCGGCCCCAATGCAGTGGCTTTGGCAGCAGGAACCATTTACTGGATGGGCGTAGACAAGTTTTACAAGTACGATGGGCGGCTACAAACCCTCAACTGTGACCTACTCAGGTATGTTTACAACGACATTGACCGTGTGCAGTTTGAGCAGGTTTATGCCGCCACCAACGAGGGGTTCAACGAGGTATGGTGGTTTTACCCCAGTGATGGATCGACAACCAACGACAGCTATGTGGTCTACAACTACCTAGAAAACATCTGGTACTACGGCTCTATGGCCCGTACCGCATGGCTAGACAGCGGCCTTCAAGACTATCCCGTTGCAGCCACCTACAGCAGCAACCTTGTCAACCACGAACTGGGCGTAGACGATGGTACAGCAGCCACGGCTCTTCCAATCACGGCATTCATCACCTCATCCCAGTTTGACATTGGCGATGGGCACAACTTTGCTTTTGTCTGGAGGATGCTGCCTGACCTGACCTTCAACGGCTCCACCGCCGGGACAACACCCAGCCTGACTATGCAACTCCTACCTTTGCAGAACTCAGGCTCTGGCTACAACAGCCCCAAGTCAGTCGGTGGCGACAGCAGCAGCGCAGAAGGCACAGTCACAGCCACCCAGACCTACCCCATTGACCTAGACACCTACAACGGGCAGTTGAACATACGGGTCAGGGCAAGGCAGATGTCGATGAAGATCAGTTCAAACACCCTTGGTACACAGTGGCAGATGGGCGCTCCAAGAATCGATTTGCGTCCTGATGGCAGGCGGGGTGGGTAATGGCACAAAAGAACGTAGTAGCCCCCCGACTACCTAGCCCACCACAGGAGTACGACCCTGTTTACATGAACCAACTGTTGAGCTTGCTGCGTCTGTATTTCAACCAACTGGACAACGCAGGGCCAATGGCAGGTTCGACCCAAACCAACGGAACCACTGTAGTATCGGGCCTGAGTTTCTTCCCTACGTCTGGCACAAACCCCAGCCTGCCCACAGACCTTGACTTTGCCAATTTGCGAATCGGGGACGTTTACAGAGACACCCAGAACGGTGTGATGAGCAACAACCAAACGCTTAAAATAAAGACTGCACTATGAGCCTACATCAACTAGCTAACCACATGTCTGCTCAAGGCAGAGGCCCAGACTCAACCCTTGTACACATGTCCCCCCGTGAGGTATCAGGTCTGCAAAGTCTGGCTATGGCACATGGAGGAACCCTGACCATCAACCCGCAAACAGGGTTACCAGAAGCCGGGTTCCTAGACAGCTTGATGCCAACTCTTCTTGGCGGTGCAGCCACCTTCTTCTCGGGAGGAGCCATCACTCCATTTATGGCAGCTTTAGGTGTTGGCGGTCTGACAGCTTTGACCAGCAAAGACCTAGGCAAAGGGCTGATGGCAGGTCTGGGTGCTTATGGCGGTGCAGGTATTGCTGGAGGGCTGATGAATTTTGGTGAAGCCGCAATCGGCGCTGAAGCTGCAAAATCGGCTATGCCTTCTGACGTTTTTCCGTTAGGAGGAGAAGGCGCAGGAATAACAGAGACAGCAAGCAAAGCAGCACGCGCTGGTGCATCAAACTTCGATAGATTATCAAGAGGCGTAACAGAAGGGTTTAAAAACCCAATGGGTGCGTTCAGCGCAATCGGTGGCGGCAGTAAACTTCAAGGTGCGGCAATGATTGGCGCTCCATTGTTGTCAGCACTATCAAGCCAAGACCAAACATCAGTCCCAACTTTTGATCAAATAAAGTTTGACCCCCGCCCTGCCAATATAAACATTCGCAGAGATCAACTTCCATACCAGAGAGACACAGGTAGTTCTGGCCAACGAGGTTATTTTGGGCCTACTTATGTAACTCAGTATGCTGGTGGCGGCGAGGCTGTTTCAGATAACGGCATAGAGCATTTTGGTGCTGGTGGTCGCACCAGAAGAGACCCTGTTGAAAACATGCCAATAATTAGACCCGGACAAAATCTAACCCCCGCAGATTTAATAAATCTTGAAAACAGAGGTTCAAGAAGATTTACACCTGTAAAACCTCTACCGTTTTACTATCCTTCTGAAATTGGCAAAGATAGTTTACCCCCCGGTAAACCAAACGTAAACCCTTCTGGTTACGCAAACCCAGCAAATAGTGCTCAACGAAGCAGCACATTTGTAGAAAAACCCGTAGTACAGCAACCAATTCAACCTGCACCACAGCAACCCATTCAGCCTGTAACACAACAACCTATAGAGCCTACTCGGCCTGTAGCGCAACAGCCTATGGAACCGCCTAGGCCACAACAACCTATGGAACCTACTCGACCCCCTCAACGGCATGTTGACGAAACTGGAATGGTTCCTAAACAAGTGGTTGAGAACCCTGTGATTGTTCCAAGGCTAGAAGGTGGACGAGACTCCGCTGCAAAAGGTGGGTTGATGGCCCTTGCTGTTGGCGGCGGTGTTCCCCTCGACCCTGACTATGACTACTCAGGATATGGCAGGAAGAAAACAGATGTAACAAGGCCGGCAACCCCAATGCCAGATGTACCCAAGCCAGATTTCCTTGCAGCAGACGGCAAAACATACCGTTATGACCCCATAAAAAGAAGCTGGTATGTCATCAAAGAAGCCGAAGCAAAAACAAACCCCGGTGTTGAAACATTGATGGGTGGTGAGGGCCGGGGAAACGACTCAATAACCCCTCGTGATACAACGCCTATTGCCAACAACGGGTTTTTCTCAAGTATCTTAGGGAGAACTACACAAGATTCCGCACCGGTTGTAACCAAAGATATGTATACGCCGTCTGCTGTAGCAGAGCGAGAGGGAAGGCTAGGAAGATACAGCAGCTTGTCGGGGTTGCAAGCAAGGCAAGCTGAGACAGATGCGGAAGCAGCATTAAATGCAGAAAGCCAAGCACTTGGAAAGCAAACACATATTAACTTAACAACTCAGTATGAGGATGCACTACAAGCAGCAGACGCAGTAAATAGCGCGAATCAAGCACAAAGAGACGCAGTTACCAGCGCAAACAGCCCAACAGCAACTGGGGGCAGAGCAAATAGCCCGGGGATTGCAGCATTGGGCGTGAACCTTGATGCCGGAGAGCTTAGTAACCGAGAGCCAGTAACTACGACCTTATCAGATAGGATATCTGCTCTCGCAAATAACGCCCGGGCCTCACAAGCATTAAGGGCCGCAGATGATAGAGAAGCTAGAGACTTAGCAAACGCACAAGCAGCAGCAGCAGCAGCAGCAGCAGCAGTGCAATCAGATGCTAGACAGGCTGCAAAAGACAATGCGGATAATCCCACCAATCCTAATCCTTTAGGCGGTGACGTAACATCTTCTACTCCTGTTGGCGGCGTTGATCCCAATGCTGGTGAGGGTGGCGTAGGTGGCGTAGGTGGTGTAGGTGGTGTAGGTGGTGTAGGTGGTGTAGGTGGCGGTGGTGTAGAGGGTAATGGCAGTCAATTTGCTTACGGTGGTATGGCAGGTTATGCCCAAGGTGGTCTAGGCTCCCTCGGTGGCTACTCAGACGGTGGCAGGCTCCTGCGTGGGCCGGGTGATGGTGTGTCAGACTCAATCCCCGCCACTGTAGGTGACCGTCAGCCTGCTCGACTTGCAGATGGTGAGTTTGTTGTGTCTGCCCGAATTGTGTCTGAACTGGGCAACGGCTCCACCGAAGCAGGCGCACGGGCGCTATATAAAATGATGGATCGTATACAAGCCAACCGCCGTAAAACTACTGGCAAAAACAGTGTGGCTGTAAATTCCAAGTCACACAAATACCTTCCCGCATAAGGACGAATCATGGCAGACGCAACACAAACCGTTGTAAATCAAGTTGGGTATAACCCAGAAGTTGCTCCGTATCTGAAGGAGAACACGGGTCAGGCACGAGCGCTGATTTACAACTACAAGATGGGGCCAGACGGGAAGCCCATCATCGGCGCAAATGGGATGCCCGAGATTGAGAGTTTTAAAGCACCAGAAAAATATGGTGCTCAAGCTCCGGTAATGGGGACTATTACCCCTGCTCAAATGACCAAAATGATTACTTCTCCGAATCAGGAGAAAGATAATCCCTATGGTTTTACAAACTCAGATGCAATTGCTTTAAATAAAAATCCAGACGATCCCAAATATAAAGACCCTAAATACCAAGTTCAGCAAACAGGTGCAGATGGAAAACCTTTAACAGAATTTAAAGGGTACGAAAGGCAAGCCGAGTTTTCAGACTTGCAGAAGCAAGCCATGCAGGGCGCTAAAGATATGGTTGGCGGTAAAGCCGAAGTTGCCAACCAGAGTGCTCAAGACATTATGAAAACTGCGGCAGATACTGCTGCGGGGTCTTCATACGATCCGAGTGCATTTGGCAATCAGTACACTGCTCCCAAAAAACTAGACTACACCGCAAAAGAAGCAGCTGCTAAAGAAGCAGGGATTGCTTCTCTGCCTACAGCCCAAGCTGCCACAGCAGCCACAATGGGTAAAGCCCCAACAGGTATAGCTGCAATTGGAACAGCGCAACAAGATACAAACGCGCCTCAAATGACGGCGCAAACGGGGACGGCAGCAACTGGCATAGCGGCTCTTAACAAAGCAACACCTGAGATGAAAGCGCAAGCAGCCAATGCAGCCACACTGGGTGCAGCCCCGGAAGCTCAGCAGCAGCAGTTTGCAGGGCCGAAAGATGTAAAAGCCCAGCAAGTTAGAGAGGAGCGTATAAACGCACCTAACTTAAAAGACTTGCGGATGGATGCGGCAAAAGATGTCGTTGGTTCCACAGTTGAATCCAGAGATATAAAAGCCGCCAAAGACACTGGTTTGGCGAGTCTTAAAAACTACCAGATGGGGCCAGCGGAACGAGTAGAGACAAAGAGTTTTGCCCAACCCGGCTCGGCAGATGCGTACATGTCGCCTTACATGCAGAGCGTGGTGGGTATTCAGCAACGGGAAGCGCAACGAGCCGCAGACATAGCCTCAACTGGACGCAAAGGGGAGCAGACCAGAGCAGGTGCTTTTGGGGGTTCTAGAGCAGCCATCATGGACGCTGAAGCGGCACGTAACCTTGCCACTCAACAAGGGGACATCCAAGCACAGGGCTTGCAGGAAGCGTATAAACAAGCACAGCAGCAGTTCAATACGGAACAAAGCCAAGGTCTACAGGCCCAGACCGCCAACCAGCAAGCCGGGTTAACCGTAGGCCAACAAAACCTTGCTGCTAATTTAGGGGTGCAGCAATTAGGTGAAGGCCAGATAAACCTTCAAACCAAACTTGCCAATCTAAACAATGAACAACAAGCGGCTGTTCAAAACGAATCCAACAGGCTTCAAGCGCAGGGGTTAACAGCAGGCCAAGCAATGCAGGCTGCGTTGGCTAATCAAGGAGTGCAACAACAAGCCAATGTACAGAATCTTAGTGCAGGTCTTCAGACGCAAGGTCTAGGCGCTCAAACCGGGCTACAAGCGCAGCAGTCCAATCAGCAGTACAACATGCAAGGAAAACTTGCTAATCAACAAACTGATCTTGCAGCGCAACAAGCCAACCAAGGCATGGAGTACAACACCAACGCACAGAATGCACAGTTGCGTCAGCAGACTGAGTTAGCCAACAACGCTTTGGCAGGTCAGTATGGAATGCAGCAGGGCACTATGAATCAGCAAGCTGCTATGCAGACATCTGCACAAGCACAAGAAGCTGAAAGGCAGAATCAGGCAATGGCTGGGCAGTATGGCTTGTCTGACACAGGTAATCAGCAACAAGCAAACATGGCTACCTCTGGCTATCAGCAACAAACTGGGTTAGCAAATCTAGCAAACCGGCAAGAAGCAGAAAGGCAAAATCAAGCCGTTAACAGTCAATACGGGCTTTCCAATCTTGCCAACAGACAGCAAACCGACATTGCAAATACTGGTTATAAGCAACAAACGGGTATGGCAGACCAAGCTTTGGCAGGCCAATATGGAATGCAGCAGGGCACGATGGATCAGCAAGCGGCTATGCAAACAGCGGCAAATAAACAAGCCGCAGAAATGTATGGCGCACAAGCCCAAAACGAAAGGGCGCAGTACAACACCAGTAACAAGCAACAAGCAGAACTAGCCAACCAAGCAGCAGGGAACAGAGCAAGTGAATTTGGACTAGGACAAGAATTAACTTCAGCAGGAACAGGCGCACAGTACGGACAAGCAGCCAATCAACTAAACGAACAGTCCGGTCAGTTTGGCGCTAACTACGACCTACAAGCACAGCAAGCAGCCATGCAAGGCGCTACCGGGATGTCTAACATTGCAGGGCAGGGCTTCAATCAAGGTGTGCAAACAAACCAAATGTTGTCTGCTTATGGCAATCAACAACAGGGTGCAGAGCAGCAGCGGTTGAACACGCAGTACGGAGACTTCTTAAACGAACAGAACGACCCGTACAAGAAACTTGGCTTCATGGCAAACACAGCCAGTGCAGCGCCAACAGCCAATCTGGGCAGCACCATGTACCAAGCTGCTCCTAGCACGTTAAGCCAGATAGGCGGTTTAGGCGCATCTGCGTTGGGAGCATTTGGTGCTTCGGGTGGGTTTAAATCAGCCGCAAACGGTGGCATGATCGGACGTTACGCCAAAGGGGGTCTGGTAAGATCCCGCCCACAAGGTCTTGTTGCGTTGGCTATCCACAGCATGACATAAGGAATCAAAATGTTTGATGATCGAATTGGCAATCTGCAAAAGATGCTGGCTAGGATGAGGCCAGAAGGCAGGCAAAAATACGCTACTGACCATGCAGATGATCCTATTGCTGTATCAATGGCATTGTTTGTAAACAATATTGCCAAAGAAATTAAAGAAGGCAAACGAGGTGAGCCTGCTATGCCACCTCCGGTAGTGCAGCAGGCTATTCAGTCAATAACTCAGCCAAAGATGCCACAGCAAGGGCCACCGCAAGGAGGCCCACCCCAAGGTATGCCACAAGGGCCGCAGCAAGGGCCACCACAAGGTATGCCCCCACAAGGTATGCCACAAGCACCCCAAGGTATGCCACCGCCACAAGGTATGCCACCACCACAGGGCCAACCCCGAATGGCAGCAGATGGTGGCTACATGGACTCCCGCCTGCCCGAAGAGATGGGCATAGGCGCTCTACCCGAACGCAGCCTGTCTAACATGGCTGATGGTGGGATCATTGGGTTTAATGAAGGCGGAGATATTCAGCGGTTTCAATCTGGGGGGACACCCAAGCCCCGACCTATGTATCCCGGCATGATTGGTCAAGAAGGCGAGGGGCTACTTCCAAATACAACCGGCTACGAAGGCATGAGCATTCTGGAGTTCATACAGAAATTTGGGGTTGATGCGTACAACAAAATCAAAAATGCCATTCCCGGCGAAAGCACAGAAGCGCGGCTGGCGCGTCAAAAACAAGAGGTTTATGATGCAACTCCATCAGGGCAACGCGACAAAGCAATGGCGGAGGTAAATGCAACAGCGCCTGTAGATTCAATGAATTTGCCGCCCCGCAAACTTGGCCCTTATAGTCAGACAGGAAGTATACCTGATGCGCTCCCGCAGACGGCCCCACCCGCTCCTCCTGCTGATGCTGCCCCCCGTTCTGCTGCTCCCCCTGCCGCTGCTCGTCCTACGGGTGTTCCTCCTGCTGCCGCCGCCGCCGCCGCCGCCGCCGCCGCTGGCGCTCCTTCTGCTGCGCCCCCTTCTGCCAAAGCTACTGGGATACAGACGTTGTTAACGTCACCAGATTCAACACCTGAAGCTATAGTCAAAGCACGAGCAGATTTTACCAAAGCGCAACCCGCTGTTGTTGACCCTTTGCAAGCACAGCGTCAAGCACTTGTGGATGAAAAAAATACAAACGCTGCGGCAGAATACACCAGTTTTAAAGAAAGAATGGCGAAGCAGGGTGACCCTTACGCTAAACAAGAAGAGCGTGCAAACAAACAAGAAGCAAGCGTTGCCGAGTCAGCAGAAAGAAATCCATACCTGTCTTTAATGGAAGCCGGGTTTGCCATGATGGCTGGAGATTCTCCGTATGCAATGGTAAATCTGGGCAAGGGTGCTTTGGCGGGAACAAAAACATACCGAGACGGTTTAGCGCTAATTGAGAAAGCCAAAGAGAAACTAAGTGAAACGCGAGATCGCATTGACGGACTCAGGCTTATTCGTTCCGACCTAAATGCCAATGAAGAAAGAGATATACAACGGGAAACCCGTAGAACTGCGCTAGAAGGCAAAACAATAATGTTTGATGCGCTTGAAAAATTAACAGGCGAAAGTAAGGCACAAATAGAAAACAACGTAAAAATGTTTATGGAGGCTGAAACTGCAAGACGTTTAGCAGACAGGCAGTACAACACGGAAGTAATGAAACAGAAAGAAGAGACAGCTAGAAATAACGCATCCAATGTGGCGGCGGGGGTTAGAAATCAAGCTTCTCTTGCTATGCAATTAGAAATAGCCAAACTGCCCGGAGGGCCAGAAAAACTTTATTCTGTACTAGGTGACGGAGATGTTAAAAAAGGATTTAGATATTGGTCAGAAGCAACTGCGGAAAGCAAAGGGGACGAAGCCATAGCGTTAGCGCTTGCTAAAGACCCAATGCTATTGGAAGGGTTAAAAACTTCAAACCCCGCAGCGTATGCAGCGTTTATGGCCCGAATGTCTGGCAATGGAGGTTTTACTGTACGGGGCAGTAGCCCCACAAAATAAATAACAACCATGCGTATATACAACGTAGACGGCCCTGACGGGCGCACCTATTCCATTGAGGGGCCAGACGGGGCTTCTGACGCTCAAGTTATTCGGGCGTTGCAAACACATTTGGCAAGTATTGCACCGGTAGAAGGCCCCAAACCCGAAACAGGGCTGTTGGCGGATGTTAAATCCAGTGCCAAAAACCTACTGAATATTGGGCGTACGGGTCTGGGCGCTCTCACAGGGGACACCACTGCTGCCGCAATGGAGGGGGCCAAACGCCAAGAAGAAGCGGCAAAAGCATACACGCCGGGGTTTCAGCCACAGAAAATCGTAGACAAGTTCAACAGCGGGGAGTACTTTGGCGCTGCTGGAGAAGCCATCAGTCAAGTGCCGTCTGCCATTGCTGGACTGCTTCCGTCTGTTGGGCAAGAAATAGGATCGGCTGCACTTGGCAGGGTGGGGTTTGGAGCGCTGGGGGCTGTGCTTCCTATTCCCGGCGGAGCCGCCCTCGGGGCAACCGTTGGGCAGTATGCGGTTCCTTTGATTGTCAATGCTATTCAAGCACTGGGTAGCCAAGCACAAGAAAAAGTACAGACCCAAATAGAAGCCGGGGAAAAACCAGACGTTAATGCACTGGAGCTTGCGCCCTATGCAGCAGCCAATGCCGCAGCCAATCTAGTTGGTACGCGCATTGCAATGCCGGGTATCTTTAAGAAAGCCATTGGTCAGAGAGTGGCAGAGGAATCGGGCGATGCGGCTCGTGCAGCGCTGATGGCCGAAGCTACCAAGACCGCTGGGCGCGGCACTATGGCTGCGATTGGCTACGGTACGGGGCGGTTTGCCATTGGTGAGTTGCCCACTGAGATTTTCCAAGATGTCATAGACCGTGCGGCTATTGGCAAACCTCTTGCAGACGATGAAGCCATCACGCAGTACCGCAACACAGCGCTAAACATGGCACTGGCGGCTCCGCTTGGGGGCGGGTTTGCTTTAAAAGAACGCAGCAATGCCCGAGATGTAACTGCTCAACAAAAAATACAAGCAAATGCAGAAGCCAACCTAGCCCAGAAAGCCCAACAGGACGCTGCCGCTGCCCAACTGGAAGCCGACAAACAAACCCTTCCATATGCTAAACAGGCGGAGCAAGCATACTTTGCAGCCGAAAAGAATAAAGCTGACCTGCTTGCTCAAATAATTAAGGGCACTAAAGACAAACCCCTGACGGAAGTAGACAAGCAAGCAAACAAAGAAACTGTAATACAGCTTAAAGAAAACGCTGTAGTACTCACAGAGACAGCTAAAGAATACCGCAGAGGTAAGCCTCTTTTAGATACTGCGGAAACCGACCGGATGCAGGCAATAGAGACTGGGGCTCAAACTGATGTCGCGCAGGACGCCCAAAAGCAACCGTATTTTGAAGCCCCGCAGGCAACTCTGCCCGGAATGGATGCCGTAGAGCAGCCTCCAGCACCCGCGCCTGATGTAGACAACCAAGCGTTGATTACAGACTTTGCCACAAAGCAACAAGAAGTCAGACGGCTTTTGGAATACAACCAGACCGCAGCATCGGATGCGGCTAGTGATGCGGATACGGCAGCAATCAAACAACTCAGCGGGGAGCGCAAGAAACTACAGACCGAGTTGGATTACGTCACCAACAAACTGGCTGATTTAGGCGGAGTGCAGTCCCCAGAAAATGTTGCCGCACAAACACAGCAGAAACTGGATACGGCTAAGAAAAAACTTAAAGCCATGGCTGGGGAAGGGTTTGACCCGGTTAAAGCAGACCGGCTTGTTGCACAGATTGATGCGCTTGAAGAAGAAATCAAATCGTACGGGATTCCTAAAAACACACCGATTGTTCAGCGATCTCTTACAGAACCCGGTTACATAGAGGGCTTGCGTGCAGAGCAGCGGTCAATAGATAAAGACGAAGCAGACGCTGCTACGAATCTGTTAGCAAGTCAAAAACCAACAGTCTCCAAAGACCCGTTGGCACTGCTTCGGCAGTCCAATGAAGACCTTGCCAATGCAAACATCGCCACCACTGCGGCTGAACGAGAAGCGCAGAAACCGTTTCGTTCTGCGGAACCGGGCACGTTGGCTGGGTTTCAAGCATTGCGTACCCAAGAAGCCTTGCCCGAAACAGAACCAGAAACTCTAGCCGACATCCCAGCCATAGAACAGCTTGTTGCAACACTGCCCAAGGCCGCTACCGTAACTCCGGGGCAAATACAACAGGGGTTGGGTTTTTCTCCCCAACGCACGCTCAACGATCTACAAGCTAAATTCCAAATAGCGCGGCTTACAGGAAATAAGGAAGCCCAAGCAACGCTAGTAGCCGACCTACAAGACGCCCGTAAAAAAGACACGGCGGCGCGGGGGACACTTACCACGGGGTTGCAGTCGGCATTGGGGTTTGGCACGTTAGAGGAGGGGCGTGCTGCGGAAGCAAATGCGGACATGCAAGCCGACAAGCAGAACAACGTGCTGGTAAACACGGTCAAGATTTTAAACAACTTGCGGTTTAATCGCGTTCGCACGCTATCTTTAGACCCTGAAAAGGCAATCAAAACGCAATTTGACAAAGCCAAAGAAACCTACGCCGCCGCCCATGCGGCAGAAATAAACGGCAGACGCAAAGCGTTTGGTATTCCAGAAATGGCGACATGGGAAGCCGCAGATGCCCGTGCGCGGGTCATGGAAGGCTTTAATGAACTGCAAGATCGTTGGAATGTGTTTGAGTCTCGGCATGCGGCAGCACTTGCTATTCAAGAGCAGATGCGGAACAACGTAACGGACAACTTGCAAAAGGCCGCAGCCCGTTTACTACCAAAACAAACCGCAGAACTACAAGAAAAAATAACTAAGCCTGCCACAAACTACTATGAGGATGCTCAAGGGCGTAGAACGCCTTTGCCATCAGCACCATTAGAAGGAAAACGAATTGCTGCGCCAGCTACATTGGAACTAAAAGGCACGCCGTATCGGGCAAGCAATGAGAAACAAGATGCGCTCAATCTGATTGAGTCAGTACTCAGCACCGTCAAAACCAGAACTCGTGCCGTACCTACAACCGAGAAAGTAGCCCCGGAAAGAGTAGGCAGTCTGCAAGACATTGCTCAGTTGTTTGCCGCAGAAAAAAGCGGGGGGGTGTCGGCACGCACCGACCCTGCAACACAAGCGCTGTTAGAGCAACTGGCCGAGGCACTGCCCAAAATAAACGATCCAGACATAATTACTCTGGCACGGCAGCAAGCGCAACAGGTCTTGGAGGGCAACTTGCCCAGCCCCAATGCAGTTTTGGAACTGCAAGCTGCGATAAAGTTTCAAGAAAGAGAAGGCGCTAGTGGCACGCAGCCCGGAGCCACGCTGGCAGACTTGCAGCGCACCAGTGCACAGCCTCAACTAGAACTGTTTGACACAAGCCCTGTTCAAACGGTACGCAGCACAAAAGAACGTTTTCAAAAGCTGTTGGGTTCAAAAACAGTTGCAGCCCTTAAAGACAAGATTAAAAAGACAAACGGGGCACTAAAAAAACAAACGCAGGATGTGCAGAACGCACTGAGTACCGCAATAACACAACACAAGCGTGCTTTACAAAAAGCAAAAGCAGCCAAAGAAACGATTGCTTTAGTTGGTGGGGAGCCTGTGTGGTTTGCCAAGGCAGTGCGAGAAGTGTCTGATTTGGAATCGGCCTTGCAAAGCGTTCCAATGGAATTGGCCGAGTTACGTTCTTTGCGGGAAGGCATCTTACTGCTGCAAGGCGACCCCGCAGCCAAACAGACTTTTGTACAACTTTTGCAAGAAATGGGATTAGAAAACACCGTAAACAACGTAGGAATATCGACGAGCGAAAGGGCTTCCATGCGTGCAGCACTGAACCAACTGCACTCTTCCGATCCGTTTGTTAAAGAGATTGCAGAGACAGAGCGGTACATTGCAGACGCACAAAAAATGGTGATAAAAGCGCGTGCTAAATTTAACAACTTGCTGCTTGTGGAAAACGCATCCACAGGAACCCTGACAAAGATAGCCAAACAAGACGCGCGCGCAGCAACCAAAGAAGCAGAAAAAGCAAAAGCAGCCTTGGAAACGGCCCGTCAAGCAGTTGCAGATGCTGCCGCAAAACAGGACGAGACAACACCCAAGCCAACAAAGACGTATGCTGAAAGCATCCAAGCTGGACGAGAGGGGCTTGATCTCCCCGGCGTGCGTGTTACGGAAGTTGCGTCTGCGTTGCGCGCCGAAATACAGGGTTTACGTAGTGAAATAGCTGCTGCTCCAGCCGCAATAAAGGAAGAAAAAGACCCTGTTAAAAAAACAGTGTTGCGGAAAGCATTAACCGTTGCAAAAGACAAACTGGCTAATGTACGTACAAAAGCATCCCGGCTTATTACAGAAATCAACCCTGAAGAAAAAGCTGATTTTGTTAAATTGTTTTTAGACGCAGCAGAAAGGGCCGAACGCGAACAAACCGCAAAGGGGGAGATTGCAGCCAGACTACCTGCTACGCAAAAAGGAGCCGTGGCATACGGCAAAAACAACCAAGTTACGCAAACAGGAGCCCCATCTGCAACAGCGCAAATGGGTTCAACGGGTGTTGCTGCTATGGAGACGCTGATAGCCAAAAGAGCCGAGCTTGCTGAAGTGCAACGGAGGCAAACTTTCTTACGCGAAAACAACAAAGACAAGGTTAAGGGGCGTCTTACTGAAACAATGCAGGAGCTTAATATACAAGAAGTAGCCCTGAAAAAAGAAATAAAAGACCTCAACCAAACCCTAGTGGCTGTTGCAAAAGAAAAAGGCGACAGCACAAGTGAGATTAGACGCTACCAAGGAAGCGGTTCCATACCAAAAGACGGAAGTTTTTCGCGTGGGGTCGAAGGGTACAGCCGTGACCTGTCCCCAACACAGATCGATTTGGTTGCCAACAATGAGCTTGAAGGGGCGCTAACAGATATTGCCAATGACAAGGGGTCGGATGCCCTTAACAAAGCTGTTGCACGGCGGCTGTCGCTGTTGTTGGATGACACAGATTCTACTGTGCAGGACACGATTGTGGACAGCAAAGGCGAAGAAGCCATTGGTATGTTCTACAAGAAGGCGGTGTACTTAAGCCGCAACGGGGGGCTGAATCAGGAGGCGCTGCTGCATGAGGGCACACACGCTGGCGCTGACCGTGTGATCGACATGTATGACAAAGACCCAAGCCAGCTTACGGACACCCAACGTGCCGCCATAAGAGAGCTTATGGCTATCCACGCGATGATTAAGAAAGACCCCGGTGTTACCAGCGTCAATGCCAAAAAGACGTTAAAAGAGTTCGTGGCCGAAGTCATGTCAAACCAACGGCTGCAAGAACAGTTGAAGGCGCGGTCATGGCGTCTGTCGGACATGCTACAGGCGTTCAAGAGTGTTATCTTGCGTGCCATTGGCATCGACCCCAAGACTGTGGACAACATGCTGGATGCGTCTATTCTTGCCATCGACAACATCTTCATGCCGTCTAGCCAGCAAGTGGACAGTGCAGCAACGCCAAGTTTTGCAAAAACACAGTCGGTGTTTATTGGCAGCAGCCCTGATGCGCTGACAACTTTCCGGGGTAACTTCTTGGGGTTGGCTGGACGGATGCAATACATAGACTCAAAAGCGGCTAGGGAAGAAGCGTTTGCTGCGGCTGAAAAAGCAGGCAAGATGACCAACAACGAACTGTTCCAAGCCAGTTATTTCATGCGGATGACGGACAAAGTTTCGCAAGCCGTGGGTCAGTTCCTGTCGTACGGGCCCATCAGCATAGTGATGAAATCAGGCGAGTACGGTTATGCACGCAAGGCTGGCGCTCATATGGTGCGTGTGGCAGAGCTTGTTGAGCAGTCGGGGGTTAAAGACGGGGAGATGATGCTTACCCGGATTGCTGCGGGGCAACGTGCTGACGCTGTGCCCAATGGGTGGGAGCGGTTGGCTGGCAAGAAGGCTGCGGAGGCCAAGGTTGAATATGAAAACGCCGTTGCATCTCTACAAACAAACCCCACGGCCAAGAAGTACATGGATGCCGCCCTGCTGGAGTACAAACAGTTCAACGGCGGCCTGTTAGATTTTGCAGAACAGCACGACTTACTCAGTGCAGAAGAAGTTGCCCGACTGAAGAAGACGCCGTTTGTGCCGTTCTATCGGATTGAGGACGGGGTTGTCAAGCTGTACTCGGATTCTGAAACTGCCATCCGCATAGGGGACATCTCAAACGACAAGGAACTCGTCCGCATGCTGGGGTCTGAGCAAACGATCCTGCCTATTTTTACAAGCGCGGTGCAGAACACGTACATGCTCATACGCTTGTCAATGCAAAACAAAGAGGCGTTAGAGTCAAGCAACGCGCTGTTCAAGGCGGGGTTTGTTTCCAAAATGGGTGTAGGGCAGGGGATTGATTCTAAAGATACGGTGCGCTACCGCCAAAAGGGTAAGCCGCATTTTGCAACGATTGACTCAGACACCTTTGGCATACCTGCGGAACTAATTGTTGCGGGGATGTCGGGGATCAAAACCACCATCCCCATCCTTGTGCGTGCGTTGGGTTACCCGGCAGATTTGGTGCGTAAGTTTGTCACCCGCGCTCCTGTGTATCCGTTTCGCCAGCTTGTCCGCGACCCTATAAACGCCGCCATACTGTCTGGCGTAGATGGCGTTCCCATACTCAATGCCTTGAAAGAGCTTGGCAAAATGCGGATGGGCACGAGCACTGCCGAGGATGCGCTCAGTGGTGGGTTGGTGGTTAGCAGCAACGTGTTCAGCGGCAATGAGCGGGACATGCAGCAGTTCATTGAGAGCATTGCCACCGGCAAGAACTGGTGGAAAAAAACAATGGGGGCGCTGGATACGTTTGCCTTGCAGACAGACGCTGCTACCCGCGCCACTGTTTATCAAGACGGGTTGAAAAAAGGGATGTCTGAGTTTAGGGCGCAGCTTCGCGCAGCCGAATCTCAGAACTTCGGTCGGCACGGCTTGTCGCCCAGCATGCATATGTTGAGTACGATGATTCCGTTTTTTAATTCCCAAGTGCAGGGCTTGGATTTGTTGAACCGGGCGCGGGAGGGCAAGCTGCCGTTCTCTGAACAACTAGACTTGAAGCGCAAGCTGTACGCACGGGGGGCGATGTTGACTGTTGGTGTTATGGCGTACGCTGCCATGATGCAGGACGACAAGGCGTACAAGAAAGCAACTCCGCAGGAGCGCTACAGCAACCTGTTCATGCCATTACCGGGGCTTAAAGAACCGCTCAAAGTACCTATTCCATACGAGGTTGGGGCGATCTTTGTTGCACTGCCGCAAATGATAATTGACCTTGTTTTCCGGGATACAAAAGCACGCGATGCTCTTAAAGGTATGGGTGGTGTGTTGGCGCAATCGGTTCCGGGCGTAGTCCCAGCAGCCGCCAAGCCTGTGCTGGAGGCGTTTTACGGAAGCACTACCGTTGGCCCAATTGAGTCTGAACGAGAGAAAAAGATACAGGCCGAGTATCGGTTCAAAGACACGACACCCGAAGCGCTACGCATAGCCGGGTCGCTAACCGGGATGGCAGGCGTGTCGCCCATCATGCTGACGCACCTTGTGCGTGGGTACACAGGCGGCTTGGGTGTGGCGCTGCTGCAAGTTTTTGATCCGCTGTTAGGGGCCAGTGGCACAGGAGAGAAAGCCTCTGTGCCGTTGAACAAACAGCCCTTTATTGGAGGGTTTTTTCAGTCGGCTGAAGGGCGTGGTGATCTTGATGCGGCCTATGACCACATGGAACGAATCCAACAAGCACGACAGACCTATGTGAACATGGTGGAACGTGGGCAACGTGCGGAAGCCGCAGCGTTTGCACAACGCTACGCCAATGAACTAGCTGCTGCCGCTACGTCCGGGCAAACATTCAAACGCTTGGGCGAGTTGTATGCGGTGGAACGCAAGATACGGGCGCACCCCACGATGACCACGGCGCAGAAGGACACCATGCTGGACAGGATCAAGGTGGAACAGAACCGGATTGCGGTGAGTTTCGAACGGCTAACCGATAGAACCACACGCCCGTAAACCCCTTGCGGATGCCTGTAACACCACGGGCATCCAGCATGCGGAGGGAGAGCGCTTTCTTTAGCCCCTCCTCCCTTACCGCCTCAATATCAAGGCAGGGGATGAAAAACCCCTGCCCCCGTTCAATCAGTCGCCACGGGTAGCGAATCACCAATGGCATCATCGACCTCCCCTATTCGGCGGCTAATCTTCATCACGTTAACCCGCATCTGTGGCCCCTTGGTACGCGCCATCATGTCCTTCTTTATAAACTCCACCCGGCACATGCCCGACAACTGGCGTTTGAATTCGGCGTACCCGAAGCTCATGGATGAGCAGTACGCTTTGAGCAGTTGCTCTTCAATGAAGTAGTCGATGTACCCCTCAGTGACGCCGTGTTCGATGCGTCCTGCTACGTTAGATCGGGTGAGTTCGCGCCAGTTGATCTTCTGGTCGTCCTCCAATCCAAGCGTTGCCATGTAGCCCCCGACCACCTCGTGGATCACGATGAAGTTGCCGTATGACTCACGGGTGTAGGCGTTCAGCACATCCTCTGCGTTCTTTGCACTGTGCTTCATGTTTGCCCTCATGCCCTCTACAACGGTCTTGAGGTGGGCGATGATGTGCGCCATAGGCAAGTCGATGATGTTAGCGTGCTTGCTGCCCATGACAAGCCCAGCGGTCACTAGCGCGCCGACACCTGCCATCCAGAAGCGCTCATCATTGGTGGCTTTGAATTCCACATACATGCGTCTGACGCTGCCAGACACCAGTTCTGGGAAGGCGTCAAAGTTTTTAGCCAAGTAGTCGGACAGCACATAGCCAGCCACGCCGTAGTTCTCTTGCAGAGACTTGATGACCTCAATCTCATGCGGTTCCCATTTCAGTTTCTCGTTCTGCACGAACTCCAACAGCCGCCGCAGTTCTCCCTCAGAGGCATGCTTGCGTCCACCTGTCAGGTAGTCCACGGCGTTGGTGTTGGATGACATCAAGCAGGTTGTCATCCATGTGGACAGGTTCAAGCGCTCCTTGTTGGCCCCGGACTCCATACGCTCCTTGCCGCGCCCCTCAGTCATATCCAACAGAAACGCCGGGAACCATTCGAAGTCTGCCCGGTTCTTGCTGGTGATCTCATCCGTGATGAGAGGCAGGCTGTTGAGCAGACCCAGACGCTGCTGCATGGCAACCGGAGAAGTGCCCTTGCCTGTGCGGTAGTGGGTGGGGTGGCCCCAGATGGATGCTGCTGCTTCTAGCGCCAGTGACTTGCCCGTGCCTGAGTCTGTGGACGCGCAGTGGTACGTCAGCCCGTAGATGCCTGTGAAGCGCATGAAGGGGGCGCTGGCTCCTGCCAGCATGATGGCGAGGTGCGAGTACATCCTGCGGTTGATGAGCATCTGTATGAACTTGCGCCAGTTGTCCAGTGTGCCTTTGGGTTCGGTGTTGACCGTCAGATTCTCCAGCCCCGGCATGGGCACACAGATGGGCGCAGCATCCTTGGTAAAAATACGGCCAGCAAACACATATGAGTTGTCTGGTTGCCATCCGTAGCTGTCGGGTACTTTGACCGCTACCTTGGTGGTGCTGGATTGTTCTACGCAGGCACGAACGTAATCCGCAAGGTTCTTGTCGTTGTTTGCTCCAAACGAGGAGATTATGTTTTGTTGAGCTAGTGCTTTCACAGTTTCATCCTTACTTACAATCGCCTTCATAGGCATGGTTATATCGGTAGCCGCTTCGGGACGAAGCGCCATTAAGTGCACCGTATGTTCAGCGTTGTGGTTGAGTATGTCTACCACGAACATGTCGTACGGCAATATCATTATTTGCTTCTTTGACTTAACGCCATCGGCGTCCTCCACAATACGTTCACAAAAAACACCACCACGAGCGCCGTAGCTGTAGCCACGAGGCGGTTTGGGGCGGGTTACTTTAATCGGCGCATCTTCCACAACGGTGCTGGCGGCTACCGTTTTAATCTCAATCTCACGCTCGGTGTTGTCCGTCATCACCTCACGCCCCAGTGCCAGTGGATTGGTAAGCCGCCCCCAATGCTCACACTGGGGACAGACACCGGGGTTCTCAGAGTCGAACTTGACGCATGGGTACGGGCCTTTGATCTGCCGCAGTTTCTCGTGCATGCGGTCATGGTCGTAGGGGTGCATGTTGCTCAACCATGTCGAGGCTTTGTCCCCGTCCACGCACTTCTGGGTGAGCGACAACATGCCCCGCCACAACGGTTCCATGCCGTCCTCTGAAGCATGCAGTGCGTAGTGCGCCAACTGTCCGCAGCCCCTGCCGTTCTGTGTAGCCAGCCAGATTGTTTTGAACCGTGTTGCGCTGTTCTCAAACAGTTTGATACTGGTTGGCGTCACTGATGCCGTAGGGCGCACCCCCGCCAGCCCCAGCGTGCTAGTGGGTTTGGTCTCATAAACCGATCCCAATAGCTGCCCCCGGATCACACTGGCAAACTGAGCAAGGGTAAACACATCACCTTCTACCACCAAGCGCACGGGGCGCGGCGTTGTGTACTTCGGTTTGAAGTTGGTGGTGTCAGGGATGCGTAGCACCCGTGCGGCATCGGCAGTCACCGTCATGTCGATGGTGAGTTGCTCCTGCTTGCAGAGGCGCTTCAGGTTCTCTGCGATTGGCTTCCACGTTGTTATGTCAACGGCATCCTTCAAGGGCCAGTAACAGTGCAGCCCACCGCCAGAGTCGATAATCCACGGCACACCCAGTGCTCCCAGACCTGTCTTGGTCAGGAACCCATCAAGTGCCGTAGCCGCCGCCTTCTTGGATGTGTAATTATCCATGTCGATAAAGAACGCTTTTATCCAGCGTGCGTTATCGGCAGTGCGTCTGTCTTTGTTCCCTTTGATTTTTGCAACCGCAGGGTCATAAGATGCTAACGCAAAGTAGACGTTTTTGTTGTCCCCCACCCAGTTGGTTACGGTGGGGTACATGTCCTCCAAGTTTTGAACAAAGGTGTGCTCTCTTTTATTTGTGCTGAGTTCTGCCGCGCAATACAAGCCGTATTGTGGGGACGGTAAAACAACCGCTAGGAATTCAAGCGGGGTCATGTCTGTCCTTGTTTACAGTTTGGCTTTTAGCTTGGCTTCTAATCCCTCGTAGTCCATCAGCAACGATTCAAAGCGTGTGATGAGTTCTGTTACCCATTCTGGGCTTAATCCCTTCGCTCCTTGCAGGTAGGCATACTTTGCCAGTTCTGCATCGGTCAGGGTTTGAGGTTGTATTCCTTGCATATTTTTCTCCATGCTTCATCTGCTGTGGATGATGCTTGCATAATTTTTAAAAGCAGTTCCACGCGCCCACGATAGCCAACGAACACTTCAGTACCTGTGAACCAGTTATAAACTGTTTGACGGGTAACACCCAGTGAACGGGCTATCTTGGTTACGGGAAAATCGAGATGGACTGCCCACCGCCCTAGCTGGTTGCCCAGTGTTTTAGGGGTGGACGCCACAAGTCCGATAATTTTTTGTGAGTAGGCCATAGGTATTAAGTGTGGGGTACAAGTCAGGAAACGCAGTCGTGGATATGCATGTATCAATTAACGAGGAATCTACGAACCCCGACCCACGTAATGCGACCGCTGCTTGTACCCCAGCAACATATTACTCGTCATCCCAATCAGCCACAATAGAGGACAGGCTTCCTTTTTTAGCCGGGACAGCCGTCACCTTGGTTGCGGGTTTACGCACCTCGGGTTCTGCTTCCTCCTCTACTGCTGCTGGAGCAGGCTTGGCCCTCTTCGCTTTTGGCGGTGGCGGCACAACCTCCTCATCCTCTTCTTCGGCAACAACGGGGGGCTTGCTAGGAGCCTTGCCTGCCAGAGCCAACGGCTCAACTTTAATACCGTCTACCGCCGCCACTGTGGATGTAATCGCACGCTTGGCATCAGGCGTGGTGGCCTGCTGCATGACGGTAGCATACTCGGCGTCTGTCAGCCAGCGCATGGGTTGGAAGAACAGCTTGGGGGCTTCAGCCTTGGTGTCAAAGCGCATGCGGGTCACAACCGCCTCGGGGTTAACTGGGGGGTTCTGGTTCGCCAAGAACCGTGCGTAGGCTTGCAGGGGGCGCTTGTCGCCTTCATCCTTACCAAAGATAGACGTTGCTGGCAGCGTGAGTTGCAGCACATCACCATCGGGCGCATCCTCCAGCACCACAGCCAGACGCTGTTGGTAGCGGCACGCACGGCTGTTGCCGTTGCCAGAGCCAGCGATGTTCTGGGGGCAACCCATGCAACTGTCGGACTGCTTGTTAGCCACACCCGCATCAGGCGTTTCGCCATCTGTGGAAGAACAGTCAGGGGGCGCAATCTTGTCGCTGTCGTACGCTGCTGCATAGAAAATGCGGCTGACCTTGGGGGCAGCTAGTACGATCACGATGTCAAGGTGGCGCTCCTCAATGTTGGCGACCTCTTTGCCGCCAGCCATCAAACGAAACACACCGCCCTTTGTGCTGATGCGCTTCATGTTGTTACCTGCACCACCCGACAGGGCTTTGGCAGTTTCGGAAAGCTGCCCTGCGCGAACGTGAGCGGGGGCAGTCTTAGAGTTAAAAAGCATAATTTCCATTGAGGTTCCTGTTAAGTTGGTTTGCGTACGCTTACGTCATACTCAGACGATGAGTTGAGTCCCGGAGGTACGAGTCCGGGGTTTTCTGTCAAGAATTGCGCCATGTTGCTCTGTGCGATCCGCTTCTCCAGCAAGTCAACGGCTTCGTTCTCGATGATGAATCGTTTGAACGAGTCCCAATCCTGCGTGTTGTAACGGGTCTTCACGGAGAGTATGACCGTGCCCTCTGCTGTTTTCACAGATGTGACGCCCAGCGCCTTCATCTGATCTTTCATGGCGTTCTTCACGCCCTCCTGCTGCTCCTTGATGGCTTCGACTTGAGTGTCATACTCTTTCGTCAAGGCCTCAATTGCGGAACGCATCTTACGGTAGATTTTGGCAAGCCGATCAAGCGGCAGCACCTCAATCACTTCTGTTTCCATTTGCTTCTCCATGTAGTTTTGTCAAGGGTTGGACAGTGTAGTAGTTTTTTTTACATTTGCAACCCCTTTCCTGTTTTAATTTCAATGTCGAACAGCTTGGTTAGTAGAGAGTGGTCGCTCACTTTTTCTCCAAGGGCTTTAAACATGCGTCTTTCTATGGGCGATCCCTGAATGTGCACCACCGTAACTTTGTCTGAGTCCTGCCCTTTGCGGTCTGCTCTGGCAATGCACTGGGTGTACTGCTCCACAGACATCAGGGGGCCGTAGAACACCACCGTGTCGGCAGCGGTCAGTGTGATGCCGTGTGCGGATGCTGCTGGCTGCATCACCAACACCCTTGGTTCAGGCTCGTTTTGGAAGCGCCTGATGATGTCTCCCCGTTTGATGGGGGGTACATCGCCGTGGATCATTTCGGTTGCTATGTGCCGCTTCAACAGGTGTGCGTGTATCGCTGAGATGGTGCTACGAAACAAGGCAAAGATGATGACCTTGCGCTGTGTCTCTCCTAGTATTTCCTCCAACACAGCAAGGCGTGGGGATGAGTCGAACTCCACCACTTCCTTTGTGTCTGTATACGCAGCCCCGCAACTGATCTGCAACAGCTTGCTCACACCCGCAGCAGCGTTCACAGCCGTGATAGTCTCCCCTGCGGCTTGCACCAGCATCTGTTCCTTGAGCATCACGTAGTACTTGTTTTGCTGTGGGGTCAGCGGCACTTCGCGCACCATTGTGATGACAGGCGGCAGGTCAAGGCACTGTGCTTTGGTGAAGCGTATCGCAGGCTGCAAGGCAGCAAACACAGACTCAGGCGCACTTGGTTTGGGAGCCCATTTGAACATCGTGATTTTGTTCATCACCTGATCCCGCCATGCTGTGTAGAACTTCGGCACACCGTTGGGGTTAACGAACTTGGCAAGCCCGTACGCATCTACGGGAGACTGTGCAGCGGGTGTGCCGGTCATCATCCACAGGTACGTGTCAGGTGTGACAACTTTCTGCAACGACTTCCACCTTTTGGTAGTGGGCATCTTGTAGGCGTTGGCCTCATCCGCAATCACCAAATCAAACCGCCCATCGTTACGCACTTCGTCCGCAATCAGGTTCAGCCCATCGTAGTTGGTAATGACAAACTCGTAGTTCTGCTGCACCATCTCAATGCGCCGACTAGCTTGAGCATGGTGGGCGACTATGGCAGAACGATGGATGATGCTGCTGGTCATGTCCGACAACCACGCGCTGTGCATGATGGACAGGGGGCACAGTATCAGACACCTTCGCACTACGCCCTGTGACATCAAGTAGTCTGCGGCCCACAGCGCACTCAGGGTCTTGCCCGTACCCGGCTCACTAAAACAAAACGCCTTGCGGTTCATGGTCAGGAACCCGGCTGTCTCAATCTGGTGCGCCATCGGTATGTACCGTCCGGGCCAGTGATAGCGCTTGGTTATGGGCGAGGGTACATCTTTGACGCCCAAGTTTCTAAGCACCTTTGCTTCTTCCAGCCCCCAGTAAACTGCTACCGAGGCCGACCCGTCTTCGTGCTGCTCAACGACTCGACTCTTGGGGATGATGCCGTATTTACCGGGGTCACGAGTTCGTAGTAACAGTGCTTTGTTTTCTATGATTTCCATTGCTTCTCCGTGTTATTTGTTGTCGCTTTGATTTGCTTTGGGACTACGCAGTCGGGTGTTGCCCGGTGTTGACTTGCCCCCCTTGCGTATCGGTGTGATGTGGTCGATGTCTTTCCCCGTTCGATCAATGCCTTTGGCATCGTATGCTTGGCGTGCCTTCTGTCGTTCAAGAAAGTCTTTTGTCTCTCCGCTTTTCTTTTGCAAAACATATGCGTGTTTGTAGTCACGCTTGCCGTTGACTTGTGTCATGCTGTTCTCCTAGTGCTTGGGATTAAATTCACAACTCTTCACTGCACACCACCCGCATAGTGGTGTTTGTTTGGGGTTCCACACGCCACTGTCAATGCATGCGGAAATGCGTGCTGAACGCTCACGATAGCGCCGCCACTCGTCTTTGGTTTCATCGACAGACATGTTGTGCTTAACCATGTCGTTCTTAACAACAAACAGCAAGGCCGACCTGACCTGCCTGATGTGGGGGAAGTGGGCAAACACCAGCAGTGACATCAGCACAAGCTGTTCTCTGTCAGGGTATCTGTTGTTGCCCGTCTTGTAGTCCACCACCCACGCTGTCAGGTTCTCATCATCAATGATGAGCAAGTCAGCTATGCCGCGCACCCACACATCAGGCGCGTCCCACGCACAGGTACGCAGCTTTTCTGTCAGCGCCATCTTGTGCTCCGTCAGCTTGCGTCCGGGCTTCTTGTCGAGCACATCCAGAACGTCCTTGACAAAGGCAAACCGGGATGGCAGTACCACCCCATCAGCAAGGTAGTCTTCTGCCGCTTTGTGCAAGTCCGTGCCGTATCGCGTTGCGTCTGTTTCTTGAAACTTGTATTTTTTAAGAACTTTGATTTCGTGATACCTACGGGCGCAGCCCTCAAAGTCTTTGAGGGATGAGTGGCTCCATACTACCTTGGTCATTTAGAACCTCGCTGAGTTGATTGCTTTGGTTAGACGGGCGGCAAACGCACCAACGAATGTCTCGTTGCGGTACAGCCTGCTGTCCATGTCATGCAGTATGGCGTGCACCACTTCGTGCCAGAACGTGTCCGCAACTTCTTCTTGCTTGAAACTCTTGCCTGTCCTGCTGCTATGCAAGCCAACACGGATGTGCTGGTTTGGGGGGTAGTCGATCTCCCCCATGTGCCCTGTTGTGGGCATCTTCTCGACAACTTCGATGGTGTACCATCGTCGACCTATCTTGATTTTCTTTGGTATCTTCAATGTGATTACCCTTTGGCTAGTCCATACCTACGGTGTGCGCCGCCGTTAGCGTTCAATGGAATCCCCGGCAGATACCGTGGCTCCATAGTCATTTGCTCCAAGACCCAAGTCTTAGCTTCTTCAACCTCCGCATCCGGTACAACGGCGATCAACTCATCGTGTACTGTGCCTTTGACGGGGTATCTCTTTGCTACGCGGAGCATCCCGTCTGTCATCACGCATCTTGCTACGCCCTGCGTGACGTTGTTCGTTATCTTGCCAGCGTATATCTTACTCGCATCTAGGCCGTACGTCCACTGCAATCTTCCTTCCTCGTCCTTTCCTCGCCGCAAGTTGGGGTACAGCAAGCACATCCCACTGGGCAGTTTTATCTGTCCCTTGCTAAAGGTCAGGCACTTGTGCGTGTACTCCTTACCGCTGAACAGGCTGCGGTGTATCAAATCCCCACACAAGTTCCAGAATTTCACAACCGGCGCGGCGGTCTTGCGGTAGTTGTCAATAATCGCTTTGGCTGCAACACAATGTATCAGCAACTCTGGCTCGGTACAGATGTGTGGCACGGCCCTCATCTTCTCTAGGTTGCCCTCCCACTCAACAAACTCAGTTACGGACTCCCTTGTCACCCCCAACTGCTTGGCAAACTCCTTGGTGTAGCGCACAGGTGGCGCACCGAGGAACCCAACAAGCAGTTGTGCAGCAAAGCTGGCCCAACCCAGCCCGTACCCCGCACCCAACAGCGCTGACTTGGCTGACTGCCTCAAGTCAGGGTGACTCTCCTTGGTCAAGCCGGGGATGTTGAACATCTGTGCACCGAAGGCAGCATATGGATCACCCCCGGCGTTGAAGATGTGCAGCAGATCATCGTAGTCAGCCAGCCATGCCAGCACCCGTGGCTCAATCTGAGACAGGTCACCCACCACCAACTGATGTCCCTCCGGGGCCATGATAGCCTTACGCAGGAAGCTCCCCCGCTTGAGGTTCTGCATGTTGATGGCGCTCCCCCTTGCGGCTGTCCAGCGTCCCGTTGAGGCTCCGTAGTAGGACAGTGGCACAGGTAGCGTGCCCCGTGTGCTGATCTCAAGGAAACGCTGTGCCCGTGTGCGCTCCGTTGTGGACTTCACCTTCAGCCTAGCCTCACACAGCAGCGCCACCTCCTCGTTGTCTCCGTTGAGCATGGCTTGGAACAGCGCGTCTGTCTTAGCCAGCGCCAAGGTCTGCTCACCTGTGGTCTTGCTCTTCTTGTATGGCGTGGGCACACCAAGCTCGTTCAGTACGGCGGCGAACTGTGGGTTGGATGCCAACTGCGACTCGTCAATCTTGAGCCGCAGCAGCAGTGCCTCCCGCTGCTCCTTCTCATCCAGCAGTGCATCTGCCAGCATGTCCGGGTCAAGCACCAGCGTGGGGTTGGTGAACATCCGCAGAGTCATGTCGATAAGTCGTAGTTCCTTTGTAGGGTAGCCTTCCGCGAGTCTTTTGAATATTTGTTCGCAGAGATATATGTCGTGCTTACAATACTCAGCAAGTTCTCTTTCTGTCTCAGGCTCAAGGACGGCCAATCCATCCGTCGAATATACGGCTGTCCCTTTGGGGGGAAGGCCAAAATCGCTTGCAAGTTTGGCGAGGGAATTGCCAACCTCCACGCCCCGTAAAGCTCGCGCCATTGACAGGGTGTCGAAGATGAAACAAGGGTGGACTCCGTATACCCATTCCAGTATGGCGATATCAAATTGGGCGTTATGTGCAAGGACTGCTGTTCGCGTCCAATCATATGTTGATAGGATTCGATGAAGCTCATCTCCTCCATACCACTGAGTAGGTCTATCAGTTCCATACTCATGTATGCATGCTCCGAATGCAATGAATTTAGTATCACGTATGTACTCCTCGGTTGTCATCTTGGAGAGGGTGTAGTCGGCCTTGTCCCATCGGGTTTCAAAGTCGATGGTCAGGATGGTGTCGTATGGTTGGCTCAATGTATGTCCTTTGGTTGGTTGTTGCTGCCTAGGCTGTCAGCCAAGATGCTTGCTGCATCTTTGCAAAGCGTGTGTGCTTCTAGCTCTGTGTTGTTCATTGACATGATTGAAAGTTTGCCGTTGTTGTAGGCCAGCACCACAGCGCAGTTTGGATCAGGGCCGTAGCACCGGGTTAACACAAGCATGAGTTCTGCCAGATGCACTTTCTCTTCCGCCGAGAAAAGCTCAAGCCGCTCGTTCATCTCATTCTGCATGGCTTGCATGCGTTCAGTCTCTAAGTCCATTTTGTTGTCCTTTGTTTGATGTCTGTAATGATTCCCTGCAATGTGTGCAGGGATGTCTCGTTGATAACCACAGCGCTACCTCCTGCCTTGTGGATGGCTATCAACTCCCTGTCTTGCAGGGCTGTTGTTTTCCCCTTGCCTGCCTTGCACTCAATCGCAAGGAAGCACCCGTTGATGCAGCACACGATGTCGGGTATCCCTGCGCGTCCGTATCCGTTGGCTGCTGGCATGAAGTAGTACACCTCATGGGCATCCAACAGCTTCTTGATTGCCGTTTTAACTTTTGCTTCAGGCGTCATGTGAAGTCTCTTTTATTAGCCTGCGGTACGCTTCAAGGGCGGTCTTCTTATCCAGCGTCAACTGCTCAATCGTTTCTTGCTGCTGTTGCATCTTGACGCATGCGTCCAGCGCAAACTGATCTAGCGTTGCCCTGTCCCAAGTGCTGAATGTGGGTATGCCACTCACCATACACCTCTATCTTTTATTGAATGAAGTGTTTGCACAAACGCTTGGTAGTCCGTTGCAGTGTGAAAGCGCACGGGGTCTTTGTCATACGTGTCGTGATTCAGCGCCGTGCCATCGTGATCAACTCTGGCTAGCGCTTTCTCCCAGACGCTGATTGAACTGTCCAAGCGTTCTTCAATAGTTTGTTCTGACCAGCGTTTCATAGCAATGCTTCTGGTAGTTGTTTAAGTTTTTCTCTTTGTGCTGCTCGGTACATCTGCTCCAGCAGCTTCGGGTCTACCCTCGTGAATGGGTCGTAGAAGTTGATTGGCTTTTTCTTCCGTTTTGAAGATGTGGTCGTTGAAGCATTTCCGTTTTCTGATAACACTGTTGGTTTCCTTTCTTACTCGTGAGTCTTTTACGTCAGTCTGTGCGTTGCATATGGGGCATCTCATGTGTTCTTCTTTTTCAGGGCGGCTTCGACTGTTCTGGCGAACTCAATCCACTTACTGCCATAGACATTGTTTACATCAAACAAATCCAAAACCTCTTCTGGCGTCAGACCAACCCAAGGACGCTTGGTATATTCAAGGATGGCATTGGCAAACAGCACAGGAAAGTCTGCTGACCCCGTAGCTTCCGCGATGCCTTCAGCCTTGCCACTCATGTGCAAATAGATGTTGTGAATTTCTTCTTTAGTCATTGCTCTTTTCCTTCGGAGGTGTGGCATTAAGCACGGCCTCAAGATGTTTCGGGTTCATCGTCTCCCCAAACTCTTCCTTGTACTTGTGACTGATCTGCCCGAACCAGATCAGGCGGTTGAGTGCTTCCTCCACAGACATGCCAAGGCGCTCATGTATGTGCTGTTTGTTTGGTTGAGTCATTTGCTCTTCTCTTTGTAATAAAGCGCACAGCAGTGTCGCCGTCTTTAAGTAGCACCGTGATCGTGGCGGCTTGCAAGTCTCTGCCGTAGATCAACATGAGTGCTTCCATGAGTCTTTGCGTTTCGTTGTTCATTGATTTTTCTCCCGTAACTTAGCTTCAATTTGGTCAAACAGTTGGCGGGTGTAGCCCTTAACAGGCGTGTCCCCATAAGGCCCAACGATTTCTTTTATTTCCTCATCAGTCAGCCCTACCCACGGGCGCTGTGCTGGCACATAGTCCTGAGTCATGGCATCCAACAGGGGTGTGCCGTAAACCCATTCCTTTTCGGGTGGCGGCTCTGGCTGTGCTGCGGGTGGTTGCGTGTAGAGTTTTGTGCCCATTGGCAATGCAGGCTCATGCCACCAAGACATTGTTATGTCCGGGTTGCCTGTCTCACTTGTCACTATCGCCACAGGCTCCTGCTCTGGCTGCTCTAGTGCGGCTTTCAAGGCGGTGATGGCTGCATAAACCTCATCCTCAAAGTCTGCCAATATCCAGCCGTGCGCGTTGAGGCGCTCAATGCACTCCAGCGCCTGCTGCATAATTTTTCTGTTGGTCATGTGTTTCCCCTTGCTCGGATGGCGTCAGTATCGTTGCTTGCCTGTATTGCTTTTGAGTTGGTGCTACTGCTATTCGTGTCTACAGCCAGCTTTTTTAAGCGCCATGCTTCGTCTTCACACACCTTTGCACACGCCTCACGCTCCTCGGCAACAACCCTCTCAACAAGAGCCATCAGGTGTTGAGTACTACAGTGCCATGATTTGTACTCACGGTTTTGGTCTATGGCTTCAGCCAGCATATAGGTAATCTGTTCTGCGTTGTATTTCATTGCACCCTCCCTCGCATAGCCTCAACCTGCGCTCGTTGCTGATCCATCAACTCATCCCGCTGTCGGCTTGCTTGTTCGTACATGGCGTGTAATGTTTCAATCCCCTGCTGTATTCTTTCCAACTCATCTGCCGCCTGCAAGATGCCCTCTTTGGGACAGTACTCATGATTTAAACGCAGGTCTTCAATTAGTGCCTTCAACATTTCTTGCTTAGTCATTTCTTCCCCTCAATTAAGTCGATCAGATCAACATAGACAATCTCCATGCCGTACGCAATGTCTTGGTCTTTATCGCTACCTTGATAGCGCTTAACGATTCGGTCTTTCAACTTGTCCAAGAAGGTTCTCAGTTGTGGCAGGGCGAACTCACTCACGTAGACCTGAGTGTCGTCGTCCTCGTCCTGCGCTGCTCGGCGCAGAGCCTCGCGTTCGATCCTTCGGAATTCGTCTTCTTCGGTGTTCATATCATTGCCCAATACATAAGTCCAGCCACCGCGCCCAGAAAAACAGTCGTCATCAAGAACAGGATGACAAGCGTCACCCAGTACATAAACTCATCTATCCCACCATAGTCGCCATCATCCATGCCAGCCTCCGCTTGCCAAGGTGTGCCGGGGCCAGAGGAAGGCAGTGCTCTTGACAGCGCCCTCGTCCAGCAGTTCGTTCACTGTCCACAGCTTCATAGGAGTGGTGCTGCTGAAGCCGGGCGTCACAAAACACGGTAGGGTGTAATGTGGTAGCAGTGTTATCCCGTTAAGGATGTAAACCGGCTGCTCTGTTTTGTCCGCGCTGTCTGTTCTCATGATTGTTCCTTGTGGTTGTTGATGTGTTGCTCTAGCCGTTTGATGCGTGTGTCGTTGTAACGCACCACTGATACCGCGTAGTCCACCGCTGTCTCTGCCTCCAGCTTGCACAGGTGGGCTACAGCCAACTCCCTAGCAACCATCTCCAGTGGCGTGGGTCTGCGAAAGTAGTTCTTTATAAATGTAATCATTGCTTCTCCTGTTGTGGGGGCCGAAGCCCCCGGTTAATCACACAGCTAACACAGCGTCCAGTGCACGCTGCTTGAGGTCAGCACCCGGCCCCCACTGTGCGGACACGAAGCGGTTCTCTTGGCTACGTGCCCGTGAGAACCAATCGGCGTACTCAGTCACTGCGTTGATGTAGCCCCACGCTGTGCCCTGCACACCCTCAAGACTAGACCCCTTGGCCTCGCCTTGGAACAGGTCGAGTATCTTGTTGTACCCGGCTGTCGCCTGCACTTTCTCTCCACCACCTAGTATGAAGGCGGTTAGCTGCTCTGCCTCTTCAAGGACGACAGGCTTGTTAGCCAGCCGCACCACCTGATGCTTGAACGCAGCCCATGCAGCCTCGTTGAGTCCCATGAACTCCTTCACGGCTGCGGGGTCGAACACTGACTTGTGCGTGACTCTCACAGCCGCATGAGCATCCGCCATCGCCATAGCCAGCGTGTTGGAGCACACCGTACGTACAGTTGTGCGCCTCACCTCAGTCGCCAGTGAGCCATCCGCGCTGGTGCTGATGAGCAGGAACCCACTGATCTTGTCTCTAATACTGGTCGGGCTTGCCTCGCCGATCTTGGCTGTGGCCCAGAAGCGCTTGCCCCCATAGATCGTCCCTGCCGCAGACAACTCCAGACCCCCGGCCTTGGCGATGTCTCGGAAGAACTCGATCACCTCACTGGGCTGTACCACTTGGTACTTCTTGGATACCAGCCCCAGCGCCTCGTGGTTGTCAGAGCGGAACAGCACATGCTGCTCGGGCATCTTCATCAGCACCTCCTCAGTGCGGCTCGTGTTGTACCGCACCTCAGAGCGCTGGATGCGCCAGTCCATACCCGCCTTGCTGCGCCACTCGTCAATGCTTGCCCCCACGGGCATCGGCTGACCAAGGCCGTGCCAAGGCAGGCCGTCTTGTTCAAGATAGGCAAACTCGACTTGCCCGTTTTGGTGTATTGATAATGCGTGTGCCATATAAATCCTTAGTTAAAAACTTTCTTGAGTTCATCGTACAAAAGACGCGCCTCAACCACGTTGAGGGACATCAGTAGGTTGCTTGCCGTAGCAAGTCGTTGCTCCCTTGCTGGGGCAAGTTGTTGCTCCATTGTGGGGGCGGTTGCCGCTTCGCTTCCAGCGGAAGGCTCCCATTGTTTAAGAACCTCAGTCCACGGTGTTTTATTGGTACTCATTGCTTCTCCAAAATTGTTAGGGGGAGAACCGTTCTCCACCTGTTATGGGTTTATCGTATCCGATATCTAAACGGTTTGTCAAGCCTTGGACAAACTTATTTTCCTTTCGTAAAAAGCCGGGGTCTCCCCCGGCAGGGTGTCAAGCTGCTGCTACGCTGGGCCGGGTGCTCACGCATCTCTCCCAGTTCAGGTAGTAACAGATCACATCCGCCACTGTGGCAGCGGAGGACGCAGAGTGCGCTATGTAGGTCAGCAACCCCGTCATGTCCTGCTCCAGCAGCATGTCGTACACAGCCGTCTCATGCGCGCTGATCTCATCCCGATACGCCTCAGAGGTGGGGCTTGGGATGAAGTTCTTGCACAGCAGGTGCACGGTCGTGCTAGGGAACGCCTCTAGCAGGTAACACAGACCCGGCGCATCGTATGACTCAAGGTGCGCGGTGATCTCCTCCACAGTAACGAGCGGCTTCGATGCCGCTATGGGCTTGTGCGCGTTGAAGCTGCGGCTGTAGTACCCATAGTCTTCCTCGTCTGTGTCGGTCACGTTCCATGACCCAAGGTAGCGTGAGGACACAGCGCGTGCTCTGTATGTGGGTATCAGCAGTGCCGGGTTCCATGCGTAGGTGTTGCTGAACCACATGCCATCGTGCTCAATGCCTGAGTCCTTGTTGACATGGCTGATGCGCCCCTCGCCATTCATAAACACAAACCGATTGTCTCCAATGAACTCCGCGATCATGGCGAGGAACCCATCAACGAACACCAGTTCAGGGGCCATGTGCACCGACTCCGACAGGTAGTCATGGATGAAGTGCCATGTGTCTGACTTGTCCTTGTCAGCCTCATTGCCGGTGTGCAGCACGCCGTTGTGCATCATGGCAACGTAGCCCGGTATGACATCGTACGGGTGACAGTTATGCAAGTCTGTCTTGCCGTGTGTGGCCCAGCGGAAGTGGATTGCCATCTCACGGGCATCCTTGGGTATCTTGTTGATGATGGCGCGTGCATCCGCTGCTGACTTGGGCAACACCTTGACGGTCTTGAGTCCCTTGGCGGTGTTGTACATCAGCCCAATCCCGTCAGGGTTGGAGGTGTAGATGGTGTCAAGCAACCCGGCTGTGTTGAGCAGGGTGCTGCGAATCTTGGCAGACTTGCCAGTGATGATGAGACACATGATTGATATCCTTATTCAGTTGTTGCGAGTGCGGGAGATTGGGGAACCTGCTTGGGGCGGCGTGTGCCGTACCAATCGGACAGGTGTGGGTAGGTGTTGTTGGTCGTCTTGAGCCATGACACGAACTCTGTGCCATTGAGTTCGCGGAAACTCGCACTGCGACAGAAGTGCACACAGGCGTGGGTGAACTCTATCTGTGCAAGCAAGCGCTCCTTCTTGAGTGTGGCGCGGAAGATGCGAAGCTCTATCGTGTTGTACTTGCCCTCTGTGTACGTACGCTTGAACCCCAAGCGTTGGGACTCGTCGTACGCCAAGTTGTTCAGGTTCACCATGTAGTAGCGCTGTGCCGTCTTGCCAAGGATGGCCTGCTTGGGGTTGTGCAAGATGCCCTGCTCCTCATTGGCACAGTACTCCCGTGCTTGGCTGTCCTTGAGCGGATGCCTGCCTGCTATATTGCGGATGAAGTCGGCGTTGTTGTTGGAGTTGATGAACATGAGGAACTTGCCCAGAGTCAACTCAGTGAAGGCACGGGAGTCGATGTGCACATGCGTGCCGCACTTCTCCACATCCCAAGCACGGTAGGACTTGTTGACATCCCATGCTTTGAAGCGTGTGATGTGCTCCTTCAGACCACGGGGGGCTGTCACTACCTCAAAGCCATTGACCCCGCTGATGCTGCCATCGTCCTTGATGATGCAGTAGTCATGCCCAAGCTGGCTCCGCACATCCTCAATGGCATCATACCTAGACGCACGCCCCGGAGCCATCTCCAACTCAATGCCCATCGTGAAGTCACCATACTTGGAACTGCGGATGCTCCCATCGGCAGAGGCATACCGCAAGACATCTGCGGAGTAGCTCATGGAGTGCCCGTTGTGTGCAGTCTCCTCGTCTTCTTCCTCATCCCGCTCTTCTTCGTACGAATACCACTCGCCATCACTGTGGCGGTATGCATGCGTCTCAAGGTAGTACTCGTCAGCATCCTCGCAGTACACCGCATCGTTGCCCCGGCAGTCAATGCACATGGTGCTGAACAGCCTTGAACTGCGGTGCACATCTGTGATGTCATCCGTACGGCTGATGTGACCACAGTCTGCCAAGACCACCTGTCCATCAAGGAAGTCGACTATCTTGCCGAACATCCTTTCTATCAGGTCGTTCCCATCGTGCTCCATAACGAACTCGACTAGCGCATCCGCATCGCCTAGGATGGATGCCTTGACATGCACGTTGAGTTCGCGGTACAACTCTTTCATTGCCTTGAACCGGTAGACACCCATGTTGCTCAGTTGGTAGCGGCCCCCACGACAGTGCGCTGTGGGAGAGCGGGTGTCGTCCCTGTCTGCCCAACGGCGGGAGAGCGAACGCATACGCCATGCTGCTGACGGCGTGAGTTGGTTCACCATGCTACTGAGCATCTGCCCGTAGACATCCCCGCTGTTTGCCTTCAGCATGCGTACATGCTCTGGCCCATACGCCGGGGTGGAGAACGTAGGCTTTGGCATGTAGTGCCGCAGTTCCCTGTAGCCCCCGTCCAGCGTGCCCGTGACTTGCACCAGCGTGCTGGCGTCCACGATCTGTGCCTTGAGCACACTTCCACAATCACTAAGATAGATTTTCATTTTGTTTCCTTGATAACTAACACACCAATGGAACCGCATCGGCAACGGGTTTCTTACTTCAGATGTTGTCCTTTATCCAAGTCACCAGCATGTGCGCGTCAAGCACAGCGTCTTTAACTTCCTCGATATGCTCTGGCGAGTAGTCTTGCGGATTGAGCAAGTAGCGCTCCAGATAAGCCCCTGCTGCGATCAGCCGTGCATGCACGCCGTCCAGCGCTTCGTTTACATTGTTTGGTTTCATTTCAGTTCTCCTTCATTTACATCACAAAAGTCACAGCGGTGTTGCCACCACCAGACACATACCTCATTGCATTCACAGCACTTGACCGTGAACAGTTTGCGTAGCACCTTCATTTTCCTTGCTCCATAATTACGGTTCTCTCTTGCCCCAGATGCATAGCCAAGGCCAGCGCTGTGCTCTCCACGAGGGCTTCGAACGCAACGGGGTGTATGTGCCCCCCGTTGTTGGTCAGGGTGCACACCGCTGTGAACACATCCTCTTTGTTGAATATGCCAATTGATACTGTCTTCATCTCACTCTCCTTTTAAAAACTAGATTCGGCGTACACAACTCGCCCTTTTCTCATGTGTTCGATAACCTGCGCTGCCGTGGATGGGCTAATGGCAGGGGCCACAGTTCCTTCAAAAGTCTGAAGGAACAGGCGTAGGTCGCGCTTGTACAGGCGCACCGTTGTGTTGTTGAACTCGTCCTGCGTCCCGCCTCGCTCGGCATAGAGCGCAGCAAGCAAGGCGTGCAAGTCCCAGTTGTCGCGCTCGTGGGCCACTTGCTGCCATCGGGGGTGCGTGTCGTAGCGTGAGCCAAGCCGCACATCGGTGGCTTTCAAGGCCATTGCCCGAGGTACGCTCAATATCTGAATGTCTAGTCCCATGTCACTTCTCCTTGGTATGGGGGGTTTCCCCCCCGTTGTTCAGCGGTCGTCCGCTTTCAGCGGCGGTCGTCCGCTTTCAGCGGCGGTCGTCCGCTTTCAGCAGGGGGAGAACCGTTCTCCCTCTGTTTGATACTGGTCGTTGCCGCAAGGCTCTGCCATGCGTAGGGCAGGGCTGTGTTGCGGGGCCACTCTCTCAGGACAGCCAGCGCGTGTTGTATGGCTGCAACAGTGGCTGCTGTCTCCTCTGTGGGCGCAACGGCATGCTTGCGCTGTGCTGCACTCAGGAACCCCTGCGTCCGCAAGCCAAGGGCTGCGTACAGCCTGCTGTACAACAGCGGGGGTATGGCACGCTGGAAAGGTAGCTTGCGTTTCGCACGCTGTTTATAGGGAATGGCGTCGAACAGGACACACACCCTCAGTTTGATGTGCTGCGGAACCCAATCAGACCAATGGGTTCCCGCATTGGGTATGTGTGCGCCTCGGCCCGAGTCGTTGCGCTCCTTGCACAGTTGGCGCGGGGTCAGGATACGGGCTGTGGCGTGCATGTTCAGCCGGTAGAGCAGTTCCTCCAGCACACTGAGATAACTGCGCATTGCTTCACCCCTTGCTTCGCCACCGGCATACTTGATGCCAGCCTTCACGTTGTTGCGCTCATAACGCAGGGGGAACAGCAGGTTGCCCCACAGTTCCTTGTGCGTTCGCCTAGTGCCCGTGTCGGAGCGCTTGAACGCACGTTGTTGGGCAGCACGCTCTTGGATCGCCTGCACCAACACAAGGGGTTTTTTGCGCTTGGCAAGGTGGTTTGCTAACGCTTTTGGCGTTAGCGCTGCGTAAGATTCGACCATATCGGCTCCTTTTTAGGGGGAGAACCGTTCTCCCGCTGCTTTTTGGGTGGGGGGTGGCCCAGTAAATGTCTAACGATGTCCCAGACTACAGGTCTCCGGTCAGGAGGTGGGCTACCTTCAAACCCTTGTGGCACAAGGGTTTGCGTGGTTCCTGTCCCAAGTATACATTCAAAAATAAATAAACCAAAGCCCTTGTAATCTTATCTTAAACCAAACGCAAAAGAAAGAACGAATGGATAAAAGAAGATTACTGTATATATAAAGTAAATCTATTTAATTATATATATAGGACACCCCTCTTTGGAAACGCTTATAGAACAACAACTTAGGGGTAGCCCACTTCCTGTACAGCGCCCATTAGTCTTGGACATTGCAGGAAAAAGGTGGGCCACCCCCCTTGGGCGAGATTACTGCAAACCAGCATCCAAAAGTGCGGCCCTCATCACGCCCATAGGGCGTCTCTCGGAGCGTTGGGCCATGCCCTCGCTCTCTGCCCACTTGAAAAATGCGTCGTTGTCGTGGTGAAGGGTTGTTCTGCCGTCTGCGCTCACGGCATGGATGACCCAGTAGGACGGGTCATTGCGCAAAGGCTGCTTGCGGATGACTGTGTACTCAACACCCATGATGTTGGCCCGATACCAATGCTTAGTTCCTAATTTCATGATGCTCTCCAACGTGACACTCAGGGGGAGAACAGTTCTCCCCCTAACAGCGCACTACATAGCCCCCTGTCACAGGGCTATAGAGTACCTAGTCCCAGACGAAGGCCAGCGTGAGGGTGCAACATCCCCATCCCAACACCCCCAACCACAACCACATCCCCTCGGGGACAAGCTGATTCAAGGCAACGGCCACGCAAGCCGTGCCTATGATTCCAAGTGCTACGTTCATTGATATCTCCTACAGTCAGGGCAAGATTGCCCCCACAGCACACCCTTGCGGATGCGCTGTGAGAGTTGACTTAGAGGGAGAACTGTTCTCCCTCTGATTGATAGCGGCTTAGATGGCCGCAATGAAAGCCTTTTTCTGTGCCGGGGTCAAAGCCTTGTAGCCCTTGAGCAGCACTTCCACGGGGTCAATCTTGGCGCTCTTGCGCGCCCCCGCTTTGCGTGCCGCAGCACCCGATACCACCGCCACCAAGTACTTGACTCTGCTATGTTCTGCTGAGTCTTTGGTGAATGTCCATGCGCCCCGGTACTCATGGGGAAGAACGCCTGACTCCTTTGCTACGAAGACTACTGCGAATACCTTGACATCCGCCCCGATAACACCGGAAGCAGCGAGGGTCTCCGCAAACGTGTTCGACTCAATAGTGTGGAACACATCAGCAGCAGCAGCATAAGCCACTGCATTAGTCTGAATGAACTGAGAGATTACTGTAGATTTGAGTTTCATGATAAATCCTAATTACATTGATGTACCAGAGGGAGAACCATTCTCCCTCTATCGGCGGGAACCCCCAACCGATGCCTCTATTATACCATAAGGGGTATTTGCAGTAATCTCAGGAGAGTAGAAATGCAGTAGTCTCAGACCCCACCGTACCCCCAGCCCCCTTTGGGGCCAAGCTGCACCGCTCATACAACAACACTAATCCATAGCCATACCCCATATTTCTACGAAATATACAAATGCACATTTCTGCAAAACACGCAACCTACACAGCACCCACCCCCTATCAAAACAAAGCACCACCCCCCACAAAAATTATAAAAATCCACCCCATACTATGTCTAATGTTAGACAAGTAGCCATAAAAAAACCCCCCAGTGCGGGGGGTAAAGACAGGGTATACCTATCAAGGAGAAGCAACGGAAACTACCGCCACTCAAAAAGGAGTGTACACTATTACGTACTGCCTATGTTTAACCACCTCATCAACGGGGAATACCACCCCGAAATAGAAAACACCCCAGCCGGGAGTGTAGTCACCCCTATTGCCAATCAGTCGGCTGCGGACATCATCGACGCCAAAGTTAAAACGGCAGATTGGTTAAAACAACTCGGCGCTATCCCAGACGAAGAGATTGAGACGGCTGCGGACTCACAGGCAGTGCGGTCAGCATTTGCCACGATGGTTGCTGGAGGCCCACCCCAAGACACCAAGTTGGCGCTCACCAACGTCAAGACACCCCAAGCGGTGCGACATCTGGTAGGGATGCTGACAGCATACGATTGGGCTTTTGTAGAACAGGCCAAAGAACTTCGCGGCTACGCCGTGTCACAGATACTTGAAGAAACCAAAAACCCCGACACCCGCTTCCGACTCAAAGCGTTGGAGATGCTGGGCAAGGTAACTGAGGTGGCGCTATTTACGGAACGTGTGGAGATCAAGAAAGCCGACATGTCTGATAGCGAACTGGAGCAGCGCATCAAAGAAAAACTGAACAAGTTCATGCATGTGATTGACGTAGTGGATGTCCCAGTTAATGAACCTACAGACACTGACCAGCCTAAGTAAGGTGGAACTGGAAGCGCTCCAACGCGCTTTGCCATCCATGTCATTGCAGGACAAGATTGAGCTATTTGATGACTTGAGTATTCGTGAGGAACGCGCCAGACTAACTGCCGCCAAACACAGCCCCTTGGGATTTGCTCAAGGTGTGTACCCCGGATTTAAGATTGGCCCCCATCACCGCAAGCTGGCAAAGATATTTACGGATGTGATTGAGGGCAACAAGAAACGGGTAATTGTCAACATAGCCCCTCGGCACGGAAAATCTGAATTTGCCTCTTACCTGTTCCCTGCATACTTCTTAGGCAAGTACCCAGAAAAGAAAATCATCATGGGGACACACACGGCGTCCCTGTCCGAAGACTATGGCAGACGAGTACGTAACTTAATTGACTCGGAGGAGTACCATGAAATCTTCCCCAACACCCTTGTTGCCAGCGACCAAAAAGCCGCCGGTAAATGGTCAACTACAGCCGGGGGTCAGTACTACGCAGCGGGTGTTGGCGGTGCACTTGCTGGGCGCGGCGCTGACCTATTCGTCATTGATGACCCGCATTCGGAGCAAGATATAAAGGTCAACAGCCGCTTGGCGTTTGATACGGCATGGTCATGGTTTCAGACCGGGCCGCTACAACGACTGATGCCGGGGGGAGCCATTATCGTGGTAATGACCCGTTGGTCACTACTGGACTTGACCGGGCGGCTGCTTGACTACCAAACCAAGAACCCGGACTCCATGCCGTGGGAGATCGTGGAGCTACCCGCCATCCTGCCTTCGGGTAAAGCCCTGTGGCCTGAACAGTGGCCGCTGGAGTCGATGTTGCAGAAAAAAGCCAGTTTGGAGCCTCGGTATTGGAACGCACAGTACATGCAGCAGCCCACATCAGACATGTCGGCAGTGGTCTCCCGTAAAGATTGGCGAGTCTGGCCCCATGATGATGCGCCCAAGTGTGAGTACATCATACAGTCGTGGGACACCGCTTTTGAGACCAAGACCACCGCTGACTACAGTGCGTGCACAACATGGGGGATTTGGTACAACGACGAAGAAAACGGCTCCCCCCAACTCATACTGCTGGATGCGTTTAAAGACCGGATGGCCTTCCCAGAGTTGAAATCCGTAGCGCTGAAACACTGGAAAGATTGGGAACCTGATAGTATTATTGTGGAGAAGAAAGCCGCCGGGTCTCCTCTGATTCAAGAACTCCGGGCAATGGGCATACCTGTGCAAGAGTTCACCCCCAGCCGGGGAAACGACAAAATGGTGCGGATGAATGCCGTAGCTGACCTGTTCACTTCGGGTAAAGTATGGGCTCCAGACACCCGTTGGGCACGGGAGGTTATAGAAGAAATGGCAGCGTTCCCTGTGGGGGAGCATGACGACTACGTTGACACCACCACACAAGCGCTGCTACGCTACCGCCAAGGCGGATTCATCTCGTTGGAGTCTGATGAGAAAGAAGAGCCTAGAATATTCAGGCGTGGCAGACAAGCTGCATACTATTAAGAAAGCACTGACATGGCAACCAACATTGACAAAGCGCTGTACCAAGCCCCGATGGGATTGGATAACATGGGCGAGGAAGCCATTGAGATCGAGATTGTTGACCCGGAGTCGATGAGCATGGAGATTGAGATTGATCCTGATGCAGAAGATGCTGGAGATTTTTCTGCAAATCTTGCAGAGGAAATGTCTGATGGAGCCATGCAGACCCTTGGTTCTGATCTGGCATCAGAAATTGACAATGACAAAGCAGGCCGCAAGGATTGGGAGAAAGCCTACACAGAAGGGTTGAAGCTGTTGGGTTTGCAGTATGAAGAGCGCACAGAGCCTTGGAATGGTGCTTGTGGGGTATTCCACCCCATGATCACAGAGGCAGTTGTGCGCTTCCAAAGCGAGACCATCACCGAAACCTTCCCGGCTGCTGGCCCGGTGAAAACCAAGATTATTGGTAAAGAGACCAAGGAGAAGAAGGAGTCGGCTGTCAGGGTTCAGGAAGATATGAACTATCAACTGACTGAGAAGATGGTTGAGTTCAGGGCAGAGCATGAGAGGATGCTGTGGAGTCTACCGGCAACAGGCTCTGCGTTTAAGAAGGTCTACTACGACCCAAGCCTTGGTAGGCAGATATCCATATTTATCCCAGCAGAAGATATCTTGTTGCCCTATGGGGCATCAGACATTCAGTCTTGCTATCGCGTCACCCATGTGATGCACAAGACCAAGAATGAGATATTAAAGCTGCAATCCGCTGGTTTTTACCGGGAATGTGACATTGGTGATCCAACCAAAGAGACCACCGACATTGAGAAGGCCAAGGACAAAGAGACCGGGTTCAGTGATTTAAACGATGACCGTTTCACCCTGTATGAAATTCATGCAGACCTTGATTTGAAGGGGTTTGAGGACACCGACAAAGAAGGTGAAGAGACCGGGATCATGCTGCCGTATGTCGTGACGCTAATCAAGGGCACGGGCGATGTTTTGGCGATTCGCCGCAACTGGGAAGAAGATGACGACCTCCGACTTAAACGACAACACTTCGTTCACTACCAATACATTCCGGGTTTTGGGGCTTACGGCTTCGGCCTTTTCCACCTCATCGGAGGGTTTGCGAAGTCGGCTACCAGCATTATGCGACAGCTTGTGGACGCAGGAACACTGTCCAACTTGCCGGGTGGTCTCAAGACCAGAGGACTCCGAATCAAGGGAGATGACACCCCCATTGCCCCCGGTGAATGGCGAGATGTAGACATTGGCTCTGGGGTGATGCGGGACAACATCCTGCCGTTGCCTTACAAGGAACCAAGCCAAGTTCTCTACACCCTGCTGGGAAATATTGTTGAGGAAGGCCGTAGGTTTGCCGCCACCGCAGATTTAAAGATCAGCGACATGTCGGGGCAGTCGCCGGTAGGCACTACGCTGGCGTTGCTTGAGCGCCAACTCAAGGTGATGACCGCAGTGCAGGCTAGGGTTCATGCTGCGTTTAAACAAGAACTCAAGCTGCTGGCCCGGATCATTGCCGACTACACCGACCCTGACTATACCTATGAGCCTGAAATTGGGGACAGGAAAGCCAAGAAGGAAGACTACGACGATGTGGATGTGATTCCGGTCAGTGACCCGAATGCAGCCACCATGAGCCAGCGGGTTGTCCAGTACCAAGCTGTGATTCAGATGGCGCAGATGGCCCCGGATATCTATGACTTGCCTCAGTTGCACCGCAACATGCTGGAGGTTTTGGGGATTAAGAACGCAGATAAATTGGTTCCCCTGCCAGATGACCAGAAACCGCTAGACCCGGTGACTGAGAACATGATGATCATCAAAGGAGAGCCTGTCAAGGCTTTCTCGTACCAAGATCACAAGGCGCATATTGCAGTGCACCAAGCCATGATGCAAGACCCGTCTGTAACTCAAGTAATTGGACAAAGCCCCAAGGCTCCTCTTATTCAGGGGGCCATGATGGCTCACCTTGCAGAGCATGTTGGGTTCCAGTACCGACAGCAGATTGAGCAGCAACTTGGGATGCCCATGCCTCCGCAAGATGAGAAGCTGCCACCCGAAGTTGAAACGGCTCTGTCTGGGATGCTGGCTCAAGCTGCTCAACAGGTCTTGCAACAGAACCAAGCGCAGGCGGCGCAGCAGCAAGCACAACAAAATCAACAAGACCCGTTGATTCAAATGCAACAGATGGAGCTTCAGATTAAGCAGCAGGAGTTGCAAATCAAGGCGCAAGACTCTCAAATGAAGAACCAGCTTGCCATGCAGCAGTTGCAGTCCAAGAACCAGCAGATGGCTCAACAGGCGGCTATGCAAGAGAAGAAGCTGCTTGTGGACGCCACAACACAAGCTGACAAGATCAAACTGGAGCAACAGAAAGCGCAGTTGCAAAGCCAGCTTGCCGGGTTGAAAGTTGGGGCGCAGATACAGGACAGCAAAGCAAAACTGTCAGCGCAGCAACAAGAATCTGGGGTCAGGATGGGTATTGATGTTGCCAAGAGCAGGGCACAGGCCATGCAACAACCAAAAACACCGAAAGCGCCAACATGATCAAAGATTTTGTGCGGGTACTGCGCGAAAAGATTCGTACCGACATGAACAACTACGCCGATGACTTGGCTGGGGGTGCTTGTCGCAATTTTGAAGAGTACCAAAAACTCTGCGGGACTATTCAGGGTCTAGCTCTCGCAGAGCGTTATTTAATTGACCTTGCTGACAAAGCAGAAAGAGCCGATGAGTAATCTGATTCTTCCACCCGGCATTAGTTTGCCAAAAACTATCCGACCTAGGGAAAACCCTAGTGAAGATGCGTCCCAAGAAGAGAAAGCCACACAGTTGCCCGACCCCACAGGTTGGAAATTGTTGTGTGTTGTGCCTGATGTAGAAAAAACCTTTGAGAATTCCAGCATTGTCAAAGCTGATCCCTACATGCGGCAAGAAGAACACGCCACCACCGTGCTCTTTGTTGTAAAAATTGGCCCTGATGCGTACAAAGATCAGGTCAAGTTCCCCGGTGGTGCGTGGTGTAAGGCTGGAGATTTTGTTTTGGTGCGTACCTATTCCGGCACACGCTTCAAAATCTACGGCAAAGAGTTCCGTCTGCTTAATGATGACCAAGTAGACGCTGTTGTGCAAGACCCGCGAGGCTTAACTCGTGCTTGAGGAGTAGAAAATGGCTGAAAAGTTTGAATTTCCTGATGAAATTGCAGCAAAAGCTGATGAAAAAGAGTTTGAGGTTGAAATTGAGGTTGTGGATGACACCCCAGCCCAAGACAGGGGACGACAAGCTCTTGACCGACCTGTTGAAGACCCCACAGATGAGGAAATCAACTCATATTCGGACAAAGTAAAGGGTCGGATCAAGGAATTGACCCATGCCCGACACGACGAACGCCGTGCAAAAGAGTCCACGATCCGAGAAAAGCAAGAACTTGAGAATCTTGCCCAACAATTGCTGGATGAGAACCGGCAACTGAAGAATTACGCCAATAATGGTGCTCAACAGTACGCAGAAACCGTAAAACAGGCGGTTGGCAGTGAGCTTGAGACTGCAAGGCGTAACTACAAGGCAGCACAGGAGGCTTTTGATACTGATGCTATCATTGCGGCACAGGAAGCACTGACGGATGCCAAGCTGAAGATGATTTCAGCCCAGAATTTTAGGCCAACCCCTTTACAAACGGCTTCAGATAGTGTACAAATACGGAAATCGGAACCCGTAGCGGTAGAACCTGATGACAAAACCTTGCGCTGGCAAGCAAAAAACCAGTGGTTTGGCGCTCCGGGGAACGAAGAATTAACCAGCTTTTCACTAGGGCTGCACCAAAAACTAGTGAATTCGGGGGTAGACCCCCGCTCGGACGAGTATTTTGAACGTATTGATGCCCGGATGCGGAGCACCTTCCCAGAATCATTTGGGGGGCGTGAAGCACGAAGCACTCGACCTTCATCTGTTGTAGCCTCGGCGACTCGTTCGTCAGGGCCAAAGAAAGTTCAGCTTACACTAACGCAAATGGCGTTGGCGAAAAAGTTTGGACTGACCCCTCAACAATATGCTGTTCAAGTAGCTAAACTGGAGAATCAAAATGGCTGATGCTCGTACCCCCCGCGACCTAGTGTCACGCGATAAAAATGCACGGACGGTCTATGTGCCGCCCTCTTCACTGCCAGACCCGACTCCTGAACCGGGGTACTCGTTCCGTTGGATTGCAACGCATGTAAACGGAACAGCACACCACACCAATGTATCTCGCCAAATGCGAGATGGTTGGGAGCCAGTAAAAGCAGTAGACCATCCTGAACTGATGATTGTTGGTAGTGCTAGTGGTAATGTGGAAATCGGTGGACTGATGTTATGCAAACAGCCATCCGACCGCACAGAGGCCCGAAAGCAGTACTATGACAAACACGCATCTGAGCAGATGGAGTCAGTGGATAATAGTTTCATGCGGAACAACGACCCTCGTATGCCTTTGTTTGCAGACCGAAAATCTACAAGCACTCGTGGACAAGGATTTGGTTCTGGTTCTAAATAACAGGAGTTTTAAATGGCTTATCCTACAGTCTCGGCCCCTTACGGTCTAAAGCCTGTAAACCTAATCGGTGGACAGGTATTTGCGGGGTCAACCCGCTTGATGGAAATTGCGAGTGGCTATGCCACAAACATTTTCTTTGGTGATTTAGTGAAACGCATTTCTGACGGCACAATCCAAAAGGACACGGGCACAACTACTGCCACACCTTGCGGTGTGTTTATGGGTGTTAGTTTTACCAACAGTTCAACTGGGCAAATCCAGCAACAACAGTTCTATCCGGCTAGTCAAGCAATCGCTTCGGGGACTAAAATCTTCGCTGTGGTCGCTGATGATCCTGATACGCTGTTCCAAGTGGCGGTTGTGTCTGGCACAACTGTTATCTCCGGTGTTGGCATTAGCGCCATCGGCAATAACGGTACGTTGGTTCAGAACGCTGGTTCAACAACCTCTGGCAACTCAGCAGTGGCTCTATTGGACTCTACCGCTGTAACCGCTACTCTGCCAATTCGTGTTATTGATGTTGTGCGGGATACCGCCACTGCTGCTGATAATTTCCCTGAAGTTATTGTCAAGATCAATGCGACTATGCATCAGTACAATAACTCACTCGGCATATAAGGAGCATAAATCATGGCTATTTCACGCGCACAACTACTGAAGGAACTCCTTCCCGGTCTGAACGCTTTGTTTGGTTTGGAATACACAACCTACCAACAGGAACATAAAGAAATTTATGAGACTGAAAAATCAGAGCGTTCTTTTGAAGAAGAGACCAAGCTGTCGGGATTCTCCGCTGCACCAGTTAAGAACGAGGGTTCTGCCATTGCTTATGACAATGCACAGGAAGCGTTTACGGCTCGGTACAACCACGAGACTATCGCTCTTGGCTTCTCCATCACTGAAGAGGCTGTTGAGGACAACCTGTATGACTCGCTGTCTGCCCGTTACACCAAGGCTCTGGCCCGTGCAATGGCGTATACCAAGCAAGTCAAGGCCGCTGCAACCCTCAACAACGCTTTCAGTAGCGCGTATGTGGGTGGTGACGGGGTTTCTTTAATTTCTACTGCTCACCCTCTGGTGTCTGGCGGAACCAACAGCAACCGTCCTGCAACCGCAGCCGATTTGAACGAAACTTCGTTGGAAAACGCAGTTATTCAGATCGCTGCTTGGACTGATGAGCGCGGTTTGCTGATCGCAGCACAGCCCAAAAAATTGGTCATCCCGCCAGCATTGCAGTTCACTGCAACCCGCTTGCTGGAAACCAATCTACGTGTTGGCACTGCCGACAACGATATCAACGCCTTGAAGAACAACGGCTCTATCCCACAAGGGTACTGCATCAATCACTTCTTGACTGATACCAATGCATGGTTCCTGATGACCGA